CACGTCCAACAAGCTCGAGTGGCAGTCAAAGCATCTAACCAACACGCCGAAATCTAAGCACAAGCGCTTTCCGGGGATCGAGTTATGGCTCGAGTGCATGAAAGACAACCCCGCGGCCTGGGCGGAACTCAAGAAGTATAACATACAGGATGTCCGAGCGACGGAGAAACTCTATCTCAAGCAGCGTCCCTGGATTGAGAGCCACCCGAACATGGGTACCTACAACCTGCGCGGCGATGTTCAGTGCCCGAAGTGCGGGGGCTTTAAAGTTACAGCACAGGGTATACGCGTTCTGCAAGCTGGCGTATATCAGCGCTATCAGTGCCAAGGTTGCGGTGGATGGTCACGGGGCAAGATTCTGATGAACGACAAAGCCGTAAGAAAGGTTAAGCTAGCATGACACAGACAAAACTCGGATCGATAGCGGAGGCTTGGGCGAACATTGCCGTAGGCTTCGCGGTCAACTTTACCGCCAACTGGTGCCTTCTGCCGTTGTTCGGCTTCCATACGCTGACGTTGCGCACTAACTTTGAGATCGGGATGTTGTACACGATCATCTCGCTAGCGCGCAGCTATGTGCTGCGGCGCTGGTTCAACGGCCTGAAATTCGGTAATAAAGCGGAGGTTGCTATCAATGTCCCTGCCAACTGATGACAAAGCACGCAAAGAGATCCCTATTTGGTCCTTTTTGATGCGCTACTTCCCCGACGCACTGCTAGCCGTGGTCGGCGTCTGCGTTGCGGGTAATAAGCAGCATAACCCTGAGTTGGCTTCTAGCGACATTCAGTGGAGTCGCGACAAATCAATCGATCAGATGAATACCGCTATGCGGCATATGTGGGACTACGGCACCGGGGTTAAGAAAGACGCTGACGGACAGTGGCACCTGGCTAAAGCGATCTGGAGGCTGAGCGCGCAGTTGCAGTTAGATATAGAGGAGGCGGGGCGAAATAACCTTAGCAACATTCAGCTGCAGCACCAATACTCTTCCGCACAACAAGCCTACGGCAGTGGCCTACAAAATCAGAAGGTCTGAAGACCTAGAGACGGTACGCGAGGCCCACAAGCTCGCATTCCCGCACGATCCTTGGCCGGGCGATGATCATGAGTATTGGCTCGTGACGGACGAAGCGGGGCGCGTGGTGGGGTTTGGCAGTGCTATCTATTGGGAGGATTTGAAATGCGTATTTTTATCACGAGCAGCGGTCGTGGCGACTGCAAGACGCTGCAATTTACAGCGGAGATTGATCCAAACAAGGATCAAGTGGTCTCGTTCCGTGCGTGGCTGCAGGTTTATCTGGACGTACTGCGAGAGGTGGAATTACGCATCGCTGTACAACCTGCTACGGTGCGGTCTAAGGGCGTCGGCTCATCATCCATGGGGGACCAACTGGCACCTGCTGCATATGCGTCTCGCTGGCCGAACGGCCCTCCCAACTACCCGGATACTGCAGAGAGCTGATCCCTTAAGTGAGTAGCGTTGCGTATATCGCACTGCCGATGCCTAAGCACACGGCGTTATCACTAGCCGCGCCTTGCGCCCATTTGAGCGATAGGGTGCCGGCAGAGGTAAAGTCCATCACGCCAACTAAGTGCAGGCAGTTCTGATTAGGTAAGGTGTTGACGTTAAATACACCCGTGGCCGTATTGACGGGGGCCACGAACACGGTGTTAAGATCGTTGCTGATGCCGAATACCGCCAGAGTATTGCCGGTAAGCGCGCTTACCGAGGTAGAATACGCCACCTCCATATTGGCAGAGGCCGCGGCCGAGGCGAAGAATGTGACATCAATCTCCACGCGGTAGAAACCAGGCGTCATGATCTCAAGCTGTAGATCCGGGTCGTTCGTAAGTACGGTCGTATTCGAACGCGCCGTGGTGCTCAGTTTATACGCAACTAGGGTCTCCGGGGGGTTGGAGACGTTCACGTTAATTCCCGTCTCCAAGAGCGTGCCTGTAGCTGAATACAAATTGTAGCTGTACTCTAATGCGGGATCTAGGTAGATTGCATCGAACCTACCTGTGGCATCGGACGGTATGCCGGTGAGTACGCTGTCCTCGGAAGGCGGCCCGGAACCTGGGATGTTCGTCTGGTTATACGGCCACTTGAGCGCAGGATCTCGATACACGGGCGCAAGGACCGAATTGGCGTAGAATGTGAGGTAGCACCCGGATTGGAACTGCCCTGCGGCCGATAGCGGCCGGTTCAAAGGTTCCGCGAACAAGATCCCGGTTTGAGTTATAGGACCCATTATCCGATCCTCGTGACGCACATCGCGCTACTAGCGACAACGCTAGTGCCCGCAGCGTTTGATACCGCCTGGGCCCAATAAAGTGCAAGGGTGCCGGGGAACACAACTTGGATCGTGCCCGCGATACGCAATGTATTCTGATACGGCGGCGTGCTCAACGAGACGCTGGTCACGGGCACGTTTATTTGTATCGCACTTTGCGCATTCGATACCACGGCGTTATCGACCGCGCCCACCATTGCAAGCGTATTCCCGGCGCTTGAGTTCAAGACCCCGGAGAATTCAAGCTCAAACTGGATACCAGGAGTTGCGCCCGCGACACCGGCCGATAAAGAAAGATCCAGCTCTACGCGGTAAGTACCCGCCGCGGGGATCACGTAGGTGAGGTCGGGGTCCGCAAATAACGTCGCGTTATTATTGACAATCGTGCTCACGGGCTTCGTGATCTGCACCGAGATCGCGGTATTCTGGTAGTTGAGCGTGCTCACCTGCTCCAAGAGAGTGCCGCCCGCGCTGTACAATTGCCAGCTATACTGGAGCGCCGGATTCATATATACGGGCACAAAGCGCCCGTTGGCATCCGCCGTGATCGGCTGCGTAAGTGGGGTTGTGAGCCCTGAATCTGCGTACACGGTTTGCTGTGTGATGTACGCGCCGAATCCGTTCACGTAGAAGTACATCTGCGCGCCGGGGAGTCGGGTCACCGCGGCGGAGGTGATCGACAAGGGTTTAGTGTAGGCGAGCGTAAATAGCTGGCCGATCTTGATGCTGGTCATTACGCCACCTGCAGAACGCTTAGAGAGCTGCCCGCAAGGAGCGATACGACGGCGCTGCTAGATACGGCCTGCGCCCAATAGAGCGCGAGCGTGCCGGCCGTGAGCGATTGGAAGGTGCCTGTCCAACGCATCGTATTTGCAATAGGCGTAGTTCCTAGGGCTATGCCCGTGTACGGCGAATTGATCTGCAGACAAGCGGGGGTCGGGATATTCTGGTTCCCGATGCCGTTCATGGTGCCCATGAACATCAAGTTATAGACACCCGTAGCGCTTCCCGAGATGGCAAGGGAGCCCACGCCTAACTTACCGCTAAATTCAAGCTCAATCGATGCGCCCGGAGTGCCTCCTGCCGTGCCCGCCTCGAATACCAAGTCCATATCTACCTTGTAGGTGCCCGCCGCGGGGAGATAGACCGAAAGTTCAGGATCGGCTGTCAGGGTCGTGGTGCTGGTACGGGTAGTAGGGCCTGCTTTGAACGCAGCGCGGCCGTAGCCTGATATGTATGGCGCGCCGCCCGTGTTATTGTTGACCGTATCGACATCTTCAAGGAGCCTCCCGGTAGAGTCGAATAGCTGACTTCGGTACTCAATTGCGGGGTTCAAGTATATGGCGGGGAAGAATCCGCCGACCGTGGTGCTAGAGAAGACAGGCTGCGTGAGCGGAAGGGTAAGTCCCGCATCCGCATATACGGTTGCTATTGTGGTGGAGTTCGTAAGGTAGAACATCCGATATGCACCCAAGAGGAGCTTCCCGTCGACAGACAGAGGCTGGCTGTACGGGCTTCGGAAGAGCTGCCCCGTGTACGAGAGTAGTTGCGTCATTAAAAGGGCTCGGTACCCGGCGCCACACGTTTCTGCGCACCTGGCGGCTGCGCCTTACGGATCATCGGACGCCAACCGGGCGCTAAGGGCACGGCTGCCGCAGGAGGCTTGACCTGCGCGGAGGGTGTCGGGCCACCAGGCACGGTCGCGGGGGTTACTTGCGGGCCTTTCATTTGGACATCCTCTCTAGCATATCTTCTTGCTCTTGTGAACGCACAGGAACGCCCGCTATTTGTTTATTAGCGTTATACTCAGAACGCGGATTGCGTTCAACTTTGGGCGCCCCGCCGCTTCGCTGCGAGTTCTTGGTGCCGAAGCGGTTGATAGGGTTATCGTTCTGTAGCGAGAAACTGCCGCGTTGGCTCGATCCCGGCTTTACAGGGCCTTTGGGCGGCTTCCAAGCGTTCAAATCCTGTACTAGATTCTCAGCGCCCCTGGCGGCCAATTTATTAACCATCACATCGCCCAACTTACCTGCGGCGACGCCCGCGATGGCCCCAGGGATGTGCCCCGCCACCGCACCCGCCTCTCCTGCGTGCTTTGTGGCCATCCTCGCAAGGTGCGTCATGATGTTCTGTTTCTGCGCCTCGGCGCCGGGGTAGCTTCTATCCATGGAAAGCCAGCGGCCCGCATTATCACTATCCACGAAGTGCTGCATTTCTTCCGGGGAGAAGACGTAGCGCATTGCCATCTCGTTATCGTGCAGATATTTATTTGCGGCTTTCTGATTCCATTGGCCTTTAAGATTATCACCCGCGGCCTGGTACTCGTTCGCGAACTGCCCGCGCGTCTCTTTGAGCGCCGCTTCGGCCTGGGAACGAAGCTTAGGCACTCCGGCACCCGCCGCTTGTTTCAAGACACTGACGTACTGGCGCAGTTGGTCAAAGGGTAGCTTCGTGATGTAGCTCGGCACGTTCTCACTGTCAACCTGCTTGTTGATGCCTAGCTTATTAGCCTGCTTGGTTTGCAAGAGCTTGGAGACACCCTCCGGCTCCTCTAGAATCTTCGACATCAATGTGCGCACGTTTCGGCCCTTTTCAAAGATGTCCTCGCCCGCGGCGCGGCCAACATCCTGATCGAGCGTGCCCTTCAGCTGCCCGATGAGCTTATTCGTGCGCGGGGTCCACGCATCGTTCAAATATTGGCGCATGCGTTCGGCTTGCTCGACGGTTGCGGGTTTAAAGACGTTGCTCTCGTCCGTGAAGCCCAACTCCTTGGCGCGCGCTGTGACGCCTTCAAGCAGCTGCTTGCCCTCGACGGTGGATAGAAACCCCGCCTTCTGATTGTTGATCATGTTGCCGAAGGCATCCATCTTGAAAGGCACGCCCTTGGCGCGCACCTTCGCCGTCTCATAGGCCTGATTCATGGCGTCTTCTAGGTGCTCATGCAGGCTGTTAACGGGCGCGGTCATCTTATTGCCACGCGCGTAAAGCTCGTTTTGCCCTAAGCCCTTGGAGCCGCCGGCCATATTGACCGCCTCTTCCGCGTGCGATCGCAGCGCCTGATGCTCCGCGTCGATCACGCCCGCGAGGCGATCGCCTGCGGGATGGTCCTTAAGCTTCGAGGTCTGAAATTCAACGCCCGCAGCGCGGGAATCGCCATTGATGGCGGATTTGCGGGTTTCATCCAACCCTATACGCTTGAAAGTGTCGACGCGCGCCTGTTGGCCTGCGGCGCTCTTCTCAGCCTCCATGCTGCCTATCTTAGCCGGCCCGCCATAGAGGGACTTCATAGTCTCTTCAGGCTCCGCACCCATGCCGTTGCGAGTCTCAGGGGGTGCCTGCGCCTCTATGCTCGGCTTGACGACATAATGATTGCCCTGCGCATCCCGCGTCCAACTGGCGTGCGCTTCCGCTTCACCCTGCGGTACGCGAGTGATTTTGCCTAAGACCTGATCCGGTTGTGAGCCGTTAAGGTTCTTTAATGTAGCGGTCCCATCGCCCTCGACATGCATTACGGAGTCGCGGCCGAAAGCCTGGCCCATCTTCTCAACCTGCGCCCTGGACGCAGCGTCCGGCGTTGACACCGAAAAAGAGCGTTCAGGCTGACCTTGGAAGGACCCGATAGCCGGGGCTGAGGTCATGTCAGACTTCCGCAGCATCTGATTTAGGATCTGGCTACGGTTGATGTTCTCCGCGGGCGAGGCGCCGGCTCGCTCGGCTGAGATCAAACTATACGGCTCGCCGTTCCGCATCGGGTGTGCGGTGCCGCCTAAAGGTGGAGCGGGTTCTTGCGGCGCGCTGGGGGCAGTTGGCGGCCTCTCCATAGCAGCGCCGCCCGCTTCCGTAGGCTCAAAGCCGTGATTGGCGTAGAATTGCTGCAGCTTCTCCGGCGCTATAGGCTCCGCACCGGCTAAAGGCTTCGCATCGAGCGAGAGCGTAGCGCCATGCTTATCTGCCAAATCGGTGAGCTGCTGCATAGCAGCGGTGCCTTGGCCCTTGCCAGGCTCATCCGCCGCGAAGTGCTGCACGTGCACCGTATCGGGGTCTGTCGGGTCTTTGTATGCCTCAACCGTCGCATTTCCGATCTTACGCTGCGCAGGTTCGGTAGGATGCGGGGTGGATTGCGCGTGCAGATCCGCCATGAAGCCGTCCTGCGGCTTTGGGGTTCCGGGCACGCCCTCGGCCGTTTGCGTAGCTCCAACGGCGGCCGGAGAAGCCCCAGGAGCGCCGATCGGGGTGGGGGGAGCGCTAGCGGTGGGGGCGACAGCGGGCTCGGCGCCTGAGCCTTCGTGCACAACGTCAGGGGTATCCAAGATGCTGCCCACGGCATCTACGGTCCTAGGAGCCGCCTCTGCTATCGTGGCGCCGGGAGTGACCGCCTTGGCGGCCCGTCCACCGCGCACACCCAGGAAGCCTGGGGCCTGCTGCACCGCTTCCTCGGCGGCATTGCCCGCTGCCTCGGAGATCGCTTGCGGGGCGCCTAGGAGGTTAGCCGCGCCGGCCGCGCCTTTCTTAGCGGTTCGGGCGGCGGCGCCGATGGTTGCATTGCCGATATCGCCGATTGCGCCAACGGTCTCTTTGCCTAGCTCGGTGCGGGGTGAATAGGTGAGTTTTTCTTGCACGGCGCGTCGAAAGCCTTCGGGATCGCCCTGCTGACCTGTGGCCGCATCGTATCCCGTGGCGGCTAAGCCCGCAATATCGGAGATAGGCTTAGCGAGCGTGCCCGTAAGGGTAGTCGCCGCGGCCTCCCAGGGGCCTGCTACGGTATCGGCGTACTTGCTCAATATCGAGCGCTCTTTCCCATCTACGAGGTTAGAGCCGGCAAGGTTACGCACCATGCCTTTAATGTTCCCGTCGCTCCCAGGCGCGTCCGGTTCGGCCGGCGCCACGGAGACGGGACCCAAGAGCGACTGAGTCGAAGTCGGCGCGTCGGGGCCAAGGAAATCATCCGCAGATGGTCCCGTACCCAAGAAGTCATCCGCAGACTGTGCGTCCGCCATTACTGCATCCCGTGCTGTTGCTGCAAAATTGCCTTAGCTTGATCGCGCGTAAGTTTGCCGGCCTGGAAGTCCGCTTTTACCGCGGCGGCGTTGGCGTACTTCGGGAGCGCCGGGGTGTTCCCGGTAGTCGCGGCCGAAGTCTTCGTCTGATTCTGCTCTTGACCGGCGGGTTCATTAACCGCGTTCGATCGTGTGAAATACTTCTCGTTCCACTGATTGAAGGTGGAAGGGTCGTTCTTCGCGGCCAGGTATAGCGGCACTCGCGCCGCCGAATCGCGAATATAGGAAGCGTTGCGAATTTGCGAGCTGATTAAATCTTTCACCGATTGATCATTCATTTCCTTGATGTTAGGGAATGCTTGCTCCAAGTTCACCTTCACGTCAAATACGCCCGGCTTGGCGCCGTATACGTTCTTCAGATTCTGCAACGCGCCGTTGGTAAGGTACTTAGCCGCCTCAATACGATGCGCGCCTGTGTCTGTGTTAAGGCCGAGCTTAGCAAGCTCCTGCCAAATGGCGCCGCGTTGGCCCGCGATGTTGCTGCCGTCCGGCGCATTCATGATAGCCTGTGCGGCGCGGAAACTTGCGAGCGCTTGCGAGGCAGCCTGCGAATTCTCTCCGGCGGAATTCTGAAGCTCGGCTTTCTGCTTGACGTAGTTCTCCGTCTCGCCTTCGTTTAGTTTGCTCTGACTTACGCCCGTCTGCACAGGGGCATTCGCTACGGGCGAACGGAATGATTTATCCTGAAGGGCGATGGCTACAGGACCGCCTGCGGCGGGGGCTTGAGGGGCGCCGGCTGGCGCGGGTTGCCCCGGTTGCCCAGGAGCGGCACCGGGAACACCTGGGGTGCCGCCCGCGGTGGCCGGCTGCTGCGGGGGCACAGCACCCGGAGGCGGGGCCTTAGCTGCTGCGTCCTTGACGGTCTCTTGAAACTGCGCTCTTGGCACACCCGTGATCGATGGTGAGGCCCCGGGTACGTTATTCTTATCCGCGATCTTGGTTAACCAAGTCTGTAGATTCGGCGAGCCTTCTGCCTTAAACCGCGGCATTTGTATGGTTGAACGGTCACTACGCTGCATGGTTACAAGCTCATTACCCTTGGCGGCGAGCTGCGCCATGGCATCCGGCTTAAGCCCCACGGGTTGTGCGCCCGTAAGCGGATTACCAGTTTTACCGTCGCGATATTGGCCCGATTCGTCCTTCTCGATGGTGCGGCCGCTGAATTGATGCACGGTATTCGCAACATGCGTAGCGTAGGAGCGCGCGGCTTCGTCCTCTTCCATGCCATCTGGAATTAGCTTACGGATCTGTGCGGCTGCTTGCGGGGAGATCGCCTCAAGTGCATCAAGCGCACGGCCGGCGGGCGCGTTCACGACGCCATCAGTCATCGTATCATATAACTGGCTCGCATCATTTTGACTAGCCGCGAGTCGGGAATCTACCCCTAGCTGCCGCTGTTGCTTAGCCTGCTCGAGCAGCCCCATTTTGTTATCGGGGTCGATAAACGCGGCTTTGACTACTCCCTGCATCTCTTGGGGCGTGCCGGCCGGATTTACGAAGTATCGCGCCCGCAGTCCCTGATCTACGCGGGCCGGATCATACCAGTTATCGGGTGTTGCATCATCCGCGGGCTGATTCGGAACTACGGTGGGTGCGTTAGGGTTTGAAGGGTCGGTGGGAACCGCACGCCCGGAGGTACCAGGCGTTGCCTGGAGCCCGGCGCCGTTGCCGCCCGTGGGCGGCGCACCGCTATCATCGCTTTGCTGCGGGTTATAGTCCGCAAGAGCTTTCAGCACGGCCGGCATGCGCGCCTTCATGAGCTGATTCTGCATTGCGGCTGCTTGAGTCTGCTGATTCACAAGCCCGGTTTGTGCCTGCGTATTGGCGGCAGAGGCATTGGCCGCATTCGCGGCAGCGGTACCCTGACCAAAGCTGGTCATGAGGTTGCCCCAATCTGTTACGCCAAGAGGTGCGATATCGGCCATAACTATATTATATCCTTAGGGATTGCCTAAATCTAACCAGTCAATACTGCCGACGCCGCCCGTAGCGCCGCTATACAGGTCACTGTTCCCGGTGTCTGTCACGCTGTTGAAGCCGCTGTTATTCAAGGTGCCGAAGTTGGTCGTATCAACTAGGTTCGTCCCTAGATCGCTAGTATCAACCGATCCGGCCGTAGAGCCGTTATCAAGCAACGTACCATTGCCCGAGCTAGTCGAAGTCAGTCCGCTACCGCCGCCTAGCAGATTCGAGATCCCGCTGCCAACACCGCCGAGCACGGAGCTAACCGCACCCGCGCTGCCTGCAACGCCACCCGCTTGCGCTTGACCCTCGCTCTGCATGAGCTGGCTGATATTACCGCCGATCGTCGTATTCGCGCTGGCTAAGCCCTGATTGCCCGCAGAACCTAACTGCGCCGTCGATAGCAATTGGCTCACGTAATTGTTATAGTTCTGGGAGGCCGTGCCCGTGACGTACTGCCCAACCGCAGCTTCTGTGTTAGGTGTATAACCCTGCCCTGTTGCGGCGGCCTGTCGCTGGATCGCTTGTGTACCTTGGCTTATGGCGTACTGATAGCCGGGCGAATTCTCAAAGTTGGCGTAACTAGCCGGGGTAGTCGTGCCCCCTTGGAGACCTTGCAGTGCGTTAAACGCATTATTGCCCGCGCTCGTTTGCGCGCCGTAGATCCCGGTCACGTTCCCTAGCGTCGTGTTCTGTTCATTGATGGCGTTATTGATCCAATTCGATTCATCCTCCGCCGCATTCTGCGCACCGTACACACCGGCCCCTGCCTGAAGCGCGGGTCCCAAGAGGCTTCCGAGTGTGGACCCTACGGAGCTGAAATCATAGCCCGTGCCGGTAGTCCCGGTACTGTCCATAGTGCCCGTAGCCGTAGCCGGTGCCGCGACAGCCGATCCGCCGCCGTTACTGAGTAATGGAGAAATTGCCATACCGCCTAATGCCCCTGCTGCTGTTCCTAGTCCTGAGCTGCCGGTTGCTGAACCGATGCCGCTCCTTAAAGCCCCCGTCACGCCGCCCGAAAGAGCGCCGCCTGCGACCCCTGTCCCTGTGAGCGCCCCCAGCCCTGCGCCCGTGGCCGCGCCTACCGCGCCGCCCGTAAGCCCCGCCCCGACCGATACGGGCAGCCCTGTAGCACTATTAATCGCCTGCCCGGCCTGGTTCGTGAGTCCCGATCCCTGCACCGCGCCGCTAACACCGCCCGAGAGCGCCCCCACCAAAGGACTGCCACCCGTGAGCTTGCCCGTCAAAGCGCCTACGCCCGCACCTACGGCCGCGCTCCCGGCAGTGGTCCCTATACCTGTGAGCGAACCCAACGCCTGTCCCGCGCCCGGTATGGCGGCCCCAGCGAGCCCCAAGACGTTACCCAGGATGCTCGGAGTACCGCCCGCGCCTGCGGTGGCTAGATCCCCCGCCACAGTGCCCGAGAACGCCGCCCCCAAGGTGCCGGCACCTGCGCCCGCCGTGGCTACCGTAGCAACGAGTGCCGCGATTGCGGGGCCATACTTATCGAGGAATGTCTTCGGCGGCACCTGACCCGCGAACTGCTCAACGTTCGGCGTATCGCCGCCTTGGGCTATGTTAGTCTTGGCGTCCGTACCGTTGGTGACATCGGCTTGATTGCCCCAAAGGCCGTATTGATTCTGACCTAGAAGGCTTCCGTTCGTGTAACCCGCTGAATCGCCGAGAGCCGCGTAATAGTTGCCGGTCTCCGCAGCGGTCCACTGCTTGCTAGGGTCTAGCGCCTCTAACCCTTCCGAAGACTCCAACGCCTGCAAAAGAGGGTCGGTAGTCGCGCTCTTGGAGTTGGTGCCGAAGGCCGGAGCCGTGCCCTCGGCGGTTGCCCATGCACCCGCGAAGTTATTGCTGTTAAGGTCACTGATTACTTGCGATGTATACGGCGCTAGACTAGTGTCGACCTTGTTGGCTTCGACGTTATTCTGCGTCTGCGCGTTCGTCGCAATCTGGCCTAGCAATGTGCTGTCAAGCCCACCGCCGTAGACGGCCGCATTGGCGGCCGGGGTGCCTACGTTGATGGTGTTGTCAGCGAACCCGGTCAACGAGTTCGCGGCAAGTGTGGATACTAAATCGCCGTTATCGTCGTCGACCGCGCTTGATGCCATTTTACTTCGCGACTAGGCCGCCATCCTGGTAAGCGTGCACGAGGTCTTGCAGGAGCTTCACCTTTTTCTGCAGATGCTCTATTTCGGCGTCGGCGTCGGTGCCGGTTGCGCTAAGGGCCGGGGCTGGGTCAAATCCGAAACTATCTGCGCTTGAACTGACGGGTACACCGCCTCCGGCGCCATCGCCGCCGCTGGCGGACTGGGTGCCTTGGGGCACGTTACCGCTACCGGCCGGGCGGCACACGAGGCGAGGCACAGGCACAGGGCTAGGAATAGGAGCCAAAGCATCGTAGTCGTTGATAGCTGATTGGACCTTTGCTTGGATAACACTCTGCACCTCTTCGTTATGGATGGTTTGCGCAGCCGCTACCTTAGCGTCTGCTATCTCAATCTTATGTGCGCCCTCATGGCGCTCATGGACGGTGTACACACCGAACCCGACTAGCAGCGTCGCGATTATGCCGGCGTAGATCCAATCCTTTAGGGGAACCAAAGCAAGTAACGCGGGCATTATACGGCATCCGGTATTTTCGCATCGCGCAGGACGAACCAATGGTAGGCCGGCACCAGAGTACCTACTAACCCGCACCAACCTAGGAAGTTAGAATCAGTGTGGTACATGAATAGATACACAGTCCCTGCGATACCTGCCGCATTCACGTGCGCCAGGATCATCCAGTCGCTGAAATCCCACATCACGGATATTGGCCACTTAGCACGTAGTTTGCCAGCCGGTTGGACCGGGTCGGCCCCACTTCCTTGGCCCACGCGCTCGCCAAGAGGCCGTCGTGTGCCGCTTGCCAGTTCTTCGCTAGCCACGCCGCCCGCGTCTGGTGAAATTCCTGCCATGTATGCACACCCATGTTGAAAACTAACTCTTCGAGCGCATTCTGCCGGCATGTCGTATCGCAAGAGGCCCATTCAGGTAGCGAGCTTGCGTACTTGAGGGCTTTCGCTAAATCTTCCTGCAGGTAGTTGTCGCACACCGCTTGAGAGATCGTAAAACCTTGCCAGCCTTCAGGCGTACAGGGCTTAGGTAGCAGATGCCCGTAGCCGATCGTCCAGTTACCTAAAGTGTCTTTGTAAGCCGTTAGTTTCTCGCCTTCGGCACCCTTAATGTCCGTGACTAGCCGCGGATCGCTGGCCATAGTTCACCTCTTTCTCAATTCGATCTAGCCGGTCAATCATGTCATCTAGTTTCTGTTCCACGGTAGCTTCATGCGATGACTGCATGGACAACTCGACTTGATGGGCATCCAACTTCTGCGACATCTGTGTCTGCCCCTGCTCCAAGTGCTCTATTTGACTCTTGGTGGCGCCCCAGTGCACAGCCGTAGTCGCCAAGCCGCCAACGGTTGACAAGCTCAACGCTACAACACCCACTATCGCCTCCGGGCTCCACTTAAGCATCGCTACCCCTACAATGTCTTTCTAAACCAATCATATATGCCGGAGCCGCCTGCGACGGAACCACTAGAACCGACCGTCAAACCAACGAGAGTCGGCGTCCCTATAAACGCACCTGGGGTTTCTGAATATACGGTCGAGAAAGATCCCGGTATGCCGATAGTGCTAAGCTGATAGTTTATATTCGTGCCATCAAAGTATATCTGTAAGTAAAGCGGCGGATAAATCGCCGGGTAGTTGCTTGGCGCCTGCAGCACGGCGGCCGTTTGCAGCGTCGTGCCCGCAACGTAGGCCGCGGTAAGCCCTACCGAACCGTTATTAGGTGTGTGCAAAACTACCGTGCCATCGTTAGCTACGTTAGTAAACCCGAATATAATAATATTGCCGGATGTACCTGCGGATGTAGCCAGCAGGAGGCCAATTGTCTGGTCCGTTGAAGGAAGCGGCGTGCACTTGCATGCGTAGGCCCATGTAGCGCCCGCTATGGGCTGCGTATATCCGCCGCAAGATACCGTGCTAGCGGTAGCGTTCGTGAGGACTAGTGAACCCTCACTTACCGATGTAGTGTAACCGGGGCCGAAGGCCGTCCAGCCGCTAGCACCCGCGAACCGCGCGCCCGTCGTGTCAATAGCGGTGCCGTACTCAAACTCATCGTTTACTGACAGTTCCGTGGCGGGATGCGTATCAGCCGTTATGTTCGCGGTGGTTGCGGTTCCGTTCGCGGCCGCGGTAATCTGACCATCAGCGTTAACAGTGAGGTTGGTGTTGGTATACGAACCAGGGGTTACGCCCGTAGGCGTTAAGTCAAGGTTAGTGGTAGGGCCGCTCGGATTCGTAACCGTAATCGAGCCGCCGCTACTCGTGATCGTGCTCACGGTCCCGCCGCCTGTAGCGCTTATCTCGCCTTGCTGCTGCTCCGTACCTGTGATCGTAATGCCGGGGCCCGCTATCGCATTCCTGAAGTCCGCCCACTTCATATGATCGGTGATAAACCGACGAAACCAGTGCGGATCCCAGTCTTTAGGAATCGATCGCACAGCCTGCGAATTGATCCCCATGTGGATGGGTAAATTAGGGCCCGTCACCATTTACCCCCTTGAAGTTCCGCCTGGATGTCCACGGTAAACACAGGCGTCGGGTCCGTTACTCGGATTTTGTATACGCGATCGCGGCTTTGCCCCAAGTTAAACACCACGGCGCGCGCATCGTATTGTCCTTGACCGCCCAGGTTCTGCACATCCCAGCATTGGACAAACGTCCTGCCGCTATCGTCCGATTCGAAGATGTCGATAAGCGGCACCGCGGTCTGCGTAGTTGCGCCGCCCGCTGTGCAGATGATCTCTAGGCGGCGATGCTGTATGCGATTATGGCCGTCGTAGATAGATTGCGTTACGAACTCACAGATTTGCGTGTTGGCGAATTCCGTGAAGGCGTTCTCATTAAGTATGCCTACAGCGTCGGAATAAGTGTCACCCACGAGTTGGTACCCGAAACCATTGTAGTAACATAACGGCCGCCAGGCGTTAACGGAGTTCTCCAGATCGTAAGACTCAAGTTCGAACCATTTTTGGGTTCGGCAATTATACACGAGGGTACGGCCGGCGCCGGGACCGTTCGCGTTCGGGCACGTGAGCACATAGAGCAGATGGCCGTAAACAGTCGGGAATAGCGCATAACTGCCTGTCAGGTTAATGGTATTGAGAATCTGCTCAACGCCCGAGTTAGAAACAATCGTCGGGGTCTGGCCATTACGTCGACGCACGGTCTTATCGTTCGCCACCCAGAACACCGACTGATCTTGCTCTACCACGGCGTAGGCGCACAAAGGGTGCGCACCTATCTGCATGAAGCTATCCGGTGCGCTCGAGAACGGAGATCCTGTGGGGTTGCCCGCGTTGATGTAGCCTTCCGTCGTCCGTGAGCCGAAGAGTACCACTTCGCGGTGATCTACGATACCGCCTACGAAGAGGTCGGTGCCGAATTCCCGCGTGAACGAAGCCGCTGTCGTGAATGTAATCTGTCCGCCGCCCGATACCTGGCGCCCGTCATCGTTAAAGAACGTCGTGCCGTTGATAGCGAGGAACACTATGTACGAGTCGATGAACCAGCAATCAATTGCACCTAATGCGGTAAAGAAGGTGCTCGTGAGCGGGGCAAACGACCCGGACGTGGTGTACGTGTACGCAATCGGGGTGCCGGGAACCAAGATAACCATGCACGCGCCGTTATCGGTCATACGCACGAAGCGCGAGCCGCCGGCTATCGTATCTGATACTATGACGGTAAGGGTAACATTATTTGCCGCATCGATCGTTGCGGAGTAGAGGGTGGGTCCAATCACGACGTATTGCACGCCGGCCATTTCCCACATACCCCGCACGGGGTTGCCGGTACCATCGCCGAATCCCGGCAACTGTGTCATGCCGGGCATACGCCGCAGGGTCATCGGGGCCGTGTTAGTGGCATTCTTAGTATCTGCTGGCGAGTCTGAATCCAGGGCTTCGCTGAAGCATCCGATGAGCTGCTTGGAGCTTGCGCGCGGGTCTAGGTCCGTGTAGCTACCTAACGGAATCGGGACTGTAGTTGCCACTATCGTAGCATGGTGTAGTTATGCTTCGCGAACGAGCCTACAAGTTCGGCGCCTAGCGCCAACATCTCAGCATGCGTTCTGGTCTTGCCGCCGGCTTTTCGGGAAACCATTCTGCCCTCGATTCTATATGTGCGCTCCGGTTTTGTTTTACCGACATACACCCAATTGTCAGCGCGGTAGATGCCGCCCGTATGCCCCTGCCAGTCATCCGCGTATGTTACGAGACACGGCCATTTCATGGGGTCTATCAACTTGCGCGAGCGCGCTAGCAAGAATGTACACGCGTTCTTCGGTACCCCGGGCGCTATCACTAGACGACTTAAACTCAAGACACCTGTCCAACGCTCTGGATATGTCGCCTGCGCCGCGCCTTTAGTTGGCGGTATCCACCACGCTACCCCAAGACATACTTCATCGCTTAGTGTACTGTAGAGGCCATGCAAATACGTTGCGGTGTTCGCCGCGCCTTTGGCGTAGTGGTGCGTTTCAACGAGACGCCGCGCTATTGTTATGGGTACTGGTCGTACTGCCCACTCTGACGCCCGAAGTTTATTTGTTTCCACGTCGTAATGTCAACGCTAAAGAATGTAAGTTACTGATTTTATTACAGCCAGTTGGGCCCACCCCAGGGCCCGCCCTGCGGACGAGACAGCTCACCAAGGTCGCTTTCCGTGAACAAGATACTGCGCTTCGTAAGCATACGGAACGCATCCTTGATCTGGTTCCCAAGTTCGGACGGGTCAGTCGGGTCCTTCACCGGATCAATAGTCACGCCGTACTTAGGCGCGAGCCATGCCGCTAGGCACAGCTTCACCTCGCCAATATCCTCATCGCGCAACGGGGCTGTAGCCGCAACGTTCGTCTGTGGGAACCAGCCGAGCCGCCATCCGTCGCGCTGTTGGGACATGATGCGGTCGTTCATCACGGTCAATGCGACCTGTGACTGCGTGGCGGTAGGCGAGCGGCCATCAGCAACAACGCCGATCGTTTGAAAAGCTTCGGTGATTATTGCCTGAATGGTGCTGGACATGCCTACCCCTTAAAATAAGTGGAGTCTCTCTCGGCTCCCTGTCACGTCTGCATTGTAGCGGGACGTTCCGCCTTTGTGCCCGCCGGGTGAGGGCAGCGGGCGAACCCTATTACTGCACCCTAATCCAAGTGCGCGGATTTGCACCCGTGCCCGTGGAAACAGTGTACGGAGTCGCGCCAAACAGCGCGTACTTGTACTTGATGGTTGCAGATGCACTGCCCGCCGTAGCAGAGGCGGCCGGGGTGAGAGCGGTCACCGCAGCGAGGACACCGTTGACGATAAGATCGCCGGTATTCGCGCTCACGGTCAGCGCAGAGATAATCTGCGTTGAGCTGATCTCAGCCACCGCGCCATCGGGAGGGTTCAGCGGCAGCGTCACCGTCCCCGTGGCAAGCGTGCCCGCCGGATTCAACACGAGCTTAGCGGTCTGCATCGTGATAGAGAACCCGGTCAGCGGCACATAGAAGTCAAAAGGCTCTGCACAGACATCGCTGTGACCATAGCCCTGTTGAACGTTAGCCATTAAGATAATTCCTTTCGTTAAAGATAGGGGTGGGCATCAGCCCCGCCCCTATTCGGCTTAGGCCGGGGTTTCGATCAAACGGACGGCAAGCTCGGGGTAAGCCAAGACAACGCCGACAATCGAATCGAGACGCGCCGGGAGCACGTCGTTAGACGGGTCCCATTGCTGCGCGAAGCGGATGTTATAACCCTCGAAGCTCTCCGCGGCCGTCATTTTCACGAGCGGTGAGAGGTCGAGCATCGGCGGGTTAGCAAACACAACCGCGTCACGGTACCAGCCAAGCGACTGCTTGATCAGGAGGCCGGAGGTCGCGGCAATAGGCGCCGTTCCCGTCTGACCGAACACGTAGATGGCAGCGCCCGTAGCCGGCACGGAATCCACGTTCTGATAAGCGCCGCCCGTAATGATGCCGGGGGCAATCGGGATCGCTATCGCGCCCGTGGTGTCGCTAATGGTCGCGGTCACAACGAATTGCTTCAAGCGGCCCAGGGAAGCCTTAGTCTCGGGATCGACATCGTTAACGTTCGCGATCGAAATGACATCGCCCGCGTTAAGAGTCGTGGTTCCCGAACCCCAACCGTTGGTGTTCAGCGTGAACGTTGCAACAAAGGCGTTACCGACGCCCGAGTTGCTCTGTCCCGCGCCGTTCACAACCGGGGTCGAGCCGGTCACGGTGCCGATGGTGTGGGTCGGAAGCTTCGTGTTACGGAAGCATACGAAGCCCGCGGCCTTATCAGAAATAACACCTTCCAACCACTGGTCAGAGATCGTCGACTCAGGGTTAAAGAGGCCCTTGTTGTCGTTGACGAAGTACATGTTCGCCTGCGGGGTCGCAGTGAACGTGCGGCGATCATCTTCCGGCGCCAGGGTCTCAGTCAGGAACCGCTCGTTCAGGAGCAGTTGCTGATAGGTGGCAGTCGTGTTATAAGCACCCACGAACTTGGGCACGCTGTTGACAACCGCGGTCGAGATGTTCTCGATACCGGATGCCATGCGGGCCATTGCGGGCTCGAGGACTTGCTCTTCGAAGTTATTCAAGAGCATCGCGCGCTCAACGGAGGTGAAGTTGATGTCGACACCAACTTGCTGGTTAACGTTCAACGTCGCAAAACGCTGTACGCTGTTCTGGGCATTCATCGCCGCTCCGGTACGCAGAGTGTACTGGAAGGGGAGACGGATAGAGAGCTGCTGACCGAGGATCACGCCATTAATGGGTCCAGGGAGCAGGCTCTGATAATCACGGTTCGTGCGACCCGTGAAGTTTGACTTGGCGTGCAACAGGACGAGCGCCTTTCGCGCGACCCATTGAGCCGTAATCAGGGAGTTAGCCATTGCTTAAGCCTTTCGGAGTTAGTTCAGACCGCGCATTTTGCGTGCTGCTAAACGCGCGTTGTTTTTCCCCTCCCGGTGCTTCCTGGCGAATGCTTCCATGTCCATGGTAGGGTCGGTCATATCGCGGTCCTGCGAGCGCTTGCCGGCGGGTACAGGAGTAGGGGGCGGGGGTGCTTGAGAGACGGACTTCTTGGCGACGGGTTTCGCACCCGTCACAGGAGTCTTCGGAGTGACTGGCTTAGCGCCGGCTTGCGTTTCCAGGCGGGCTTTGATCATGCCAATCTCTAGGACTTGTTCTTCGGCCGGCAGAGCGGCGATGCGTTTCGCCTCTCCGATGTTCGAACCCAAGAAATAGAGTATGGCAGGTTCGCCCGATCTCACGATGACCGCCTTCGTCACATCATGCAACGAGGGCAATTCAGGGTTCTTTACTTTCGCGTCCCAATCAGGAGTATTTTTCTTAAAGTCTTCAATTTTGGACGTAAAAGATTCGACAGCCTTTTGCGCGGCAATCTTTACAGGGTCTGGTTGACTCTGCTTGATCGCCTCGGCTACCGTGAGCTTGACTTTCTTGTCCGTCCATTCTTCCGTTTTTGCGGCTAGAATGTCGGGATCGAAATTCACGTCTGGATCAGTAAGCTTGGGCATTGGCCCTAACTTATCGGCTACCGCGGGTGAAGGTTCGGCCGCAGGGGTTGCGGGCTTCAGTTTAGCCCTCAACTCTGCAAGTTCCTCACGCGCAGCCTTCAACTGTTCCTGCGTGAGTTTTCCGAATTCCTTGTAGCCTTCCGCTAGGTCACTCGCCTCCAACATCTTGGAGTTAAGTTCCTGTATGCGTTTAGACGCGCGACTGATGGGCTTCGTCGGCTGGTCGGTGCTCTCTTCACCTTCGGCGTGCGCTTCAACCTCGTCGGTCTCTTCGCCCTCCGTTTCGCCAGCTTCTGATTCATCGTCGGTAGCGCTTGCGGTGGACGGTGCCGCCTCTTCGTCCGAAGTCACGTCTCCAGAGTCGGTCTGGTCCGATACATCGGCGGCTGACGATTCCGCCTCTGCTGCAGGGGCTTCCTGCGAGGTTTCCTGCTCTAACGCGGCAGGCTTGGCGATAACTGGGTCTGGTACTTGAGTCTGCGGCTGCTGTTCATAAGCGGCCATCTCTTCACGAGTAAATGCCATTACAATCTCCATTACACAGCGTTAACGCGGCTGCGGCGCGATCTCACCAACGGGATTGTTGAAAAGAATTATTAATTACCGGCGTAGGTCGTCTCGCCAACTTGCAGCGTGCCGCCGCTCGAGTAGGCGGTATAGCTCGTAGACGCAATGTTGACCGTCGCAGTCCATGCGCCCGAGGAGCCGCCCGTAGCGGTAATCGTGCCATACTGGTTATTGATCTGCGTCATGCCGACAACACCCGAGAAGTACGCCGTTTGACCAACCGTCATCGGGTTCGCTGCGGCGGTCGAACTAATAGTGACAACCGCGGACGATGCCTGACTCACGTTCGTAATCGTGTAGGTCGGCGCAAACTGGAGGGTAGAAGTCAGAGCAGAGGCGCTAAGTACGCCATCGCTCAGCAACTGCATAATCGAGTTGCCTTGCGGACCCGAATTATATACAATCGTCTGCGCAGGCAGCTGGCCGGTAGCCATCGCTTGCAGAATCGTCAGGAAGGGCGATATGCCCTGGCCGTTCGGCGGCACCAAGGGAGCCACTTGAGGGAACGGTACGCCCGCGGCGGGGTTGGGAAAAAACTCAGTCATTCGTTTAGCTCCTTAAAGATTCGTCATCAAGCTGCAGCGGGTTGAGGCTGCGGCGCGTTCTGTTGGCCCGGTTGCGGGGGCGCTACTTCAGCGCCCGCCGCTGCGGCCTCCGCCTGCGCGGCTAGTGCGTCGTTATGCATATCTTGGGCCATTTTTTGATTGGCGAGGTGTTTCCCTGCCGTCTCATACATCAAGCGCAGCCCTTCCAAATGGCTCGCGCTAGCCTTGGAGGTTGCTATCTGCGCGTCGGCCGCCGTCTTCTGCAACTTCGCGTGCAGTAGCTGATCCGCCAACTGCTTAGCCTGGTCTGCGGGCGCCGGAGGGGTGTTTTTCTTTTCCTCTGGCGTCGGCTGCACGATGCCCTGTTGGATCAACGGTATACGCAAGCGGCGAGCCATCTCAATAGAATCCGGCGAATCAATATTCTTGACCAGAAGATCCGGGCACAGCTGCGCGACTTGCGGAATCGTAGCGCTTGCATCAATAAGCGTCTGCAGAACTTCCTGACGCGCGGTCTGATAGCTTGGGCCTATCGTGACAGTGCAATCGTATGAGCCGGCGGTCAAGTCGTTCATTACATCGCTACCGTTCGGGTGCGCGGCGTTAAGCTTCATGAGCTTCTCTATTCCGTCGTTCCCGATGATGCGCTCAACGCGTTCCGTATCGTACACGGTCGGGATCATGTCTATCATGATCTCCCACGTAAGCTGAAGGGCTGCGGAGAACCCGTCAACGAATTCAAAGCTGCCAAGATCCGAGCGGCGCGTATGCTGCACAAGCGCCTTGCCAGAAACTCGGTTCATATCTTCCGAGTTGCCGAGCGCCGGGTCAAAGTATCCCGTGGTCGCCTGAATATCCTGCTGCGCGAGCTGTGCGAGCGCCATAGCGCCTTGCGGCAAGTCAATCGGCGGCGTGCGGAACGGCATCCCGCCTTCTGGTGCCTTGGGATCTACGTTATACGGCAGATACGGGCGAGACTGTACGTTCGCCTGGTTCCACTCATTCTCGTAGCCCTTGACCATCGTCTCCGTAACTAAGTACGGGGCCTTTGGCACAAGCGCGCTGCGCTCGATCATATCGCTCATGCGGCTGTTGTAGCTGCGCTGCGCGTCTTTCGAGTGACGCACGAGCGACTGTAGCTTTTTACGACCCTCGATATTGACGTACCGGCCAGGGCAGCGGACGATCGGGATGCGCTTCCAGTTATAGAGGAACGGGCCTTCCAGCACGTTAGAGCCGTCGCACTTGACCCAAAGCACTTTCCAAGCTATGGTTTTGCGGGTCTTTAAATTCCCGTGCTTGTCCTTCGCGATACGCACCGCACCTACGGCGCCGCCCTCGGAAGGTTCGATTTCATTGTCCTCGAAGTGCTTCTCTAACTCTTTGAGCTTCGCGTCATAGTCGCGCACCTCGCCGTTCGTCATTTGCGCAATCCACTTCTCTGTGGGTACGCGCTCGTAATACTCGGCTACTCGTACTTCCTTATCCGTGAACCAGCCGTAGCTGTCACGCGAGAAGTTAAAGCTCATGCCCTTCTGGCCGCCATAGTTCGCGCGATACGTATCATCCGAGATACGCTCTGCAACTATGGCCCGGTTCGCGTCGCCCGCGCAGGGGTCATCGCATTCCGGGTCCCACACCACGGTCAGCGGGTTCGGAATACTGGCAATGCGTAGCACCTGATCGAAGGCGCGGGCACCGTCGTCCGACATATACTTCGGGATCACACGCCAGGCACCGAAACCGCCGGCTACCGCGTACTTGTACTGCTCTTTGTAGATGTGCTCGGCGCGCGATGCCTGCTCGATCGAGCGGCAGAGCCCTTCGTAGATATTAGCTATCGCTTCCTGCGAATCATCAGATGCCGGCCGCACCTTGCCGGCGGGCTTCGTCTGCCGCATGTCGGCTACGACTATGTTCACGGGACCGATCACACGGTTAAATGTGTAGCACGGCTTGCCTCTGCGATTTTGCAGCACAACGGGGTCCCATTGTCCCATCGCCTCGGAGTTATAGATAAAGTTTAGGTCCTCGGAGAACATGCGGCGATTCTCTTCGAACGAACCTATGGCTTCGTCGTAGAACTTCCTAACGCGCGAAAGGAGCGATTCATCCTCGTTGACATCTTCATAGGCTTCAACGTTTGAGAACTCGCCTGTATAGCCCGGCACATCCCCGATTAGGTCGGAGTTGTCCTGCGGATCACGGAAACCCCTTGGGTTACCGTACCGTGGTGAGCCGTCTTCCGCGTTGTCCTTCTGAAGATAACTAGCCATCTACGTGGCGGCCTCGCACTGCTTGCAGCGGGCTAGCTTTATGCGTTCTCTATACCAGCTCCAGCCTTTCTTACTATTGCGGCCACAGGCAACACGCCCTTCACTATGAGATGCACCAAACTGTATATGTAACACGCGGCTGCGTGGCGCGGTTACGTAAAAGAACCGTCTCATCTTCATGTTGGCACTTCATCACAGATTGCACGAATACCGTCACCTGCGTACACGCCGGTCCAAGTGTTCGCCGGCACGTACTCTTGCTTCGTAGTCTTCCATTCTTTGATGTGTTTGCCGGTTTTATCTTTCCGCTCCGAATCAATGAATTCCTGCTGGCGAATCTTCATTTGGTTGCGCAGCGCCGAGTTGCGAAACTGAATCGTGTCTACCTTACCCTTGCGCTCAATCACCAAGTTACGCAGGTTCGCTGCTATGTGCACGGTGTACGTGCCCAAGGGTAACGGTTTGCCTTTATTGTCTACGCGGCGGGGGTCTGTGTCCTGCTGGCAATCGGCGCCGTCAAAGGCCCACTCCGTACCCTTCATGGCCGCGCCGTTGCCGCCGCCATCGCCCGTAGCGTACTCAACCTGCTTAGCCTGCTGCTGGCGCAGGCGCAAGCCCTCTTTGTGATCAATTCGTAATGAAATAGCCATCTAGTGTCTCACTCCTATTTAATTTCAGCCGCTCCAAACGGGCGGCGGTGTCCAAGAAAACCAAGGCGATCCGCTAGCACTGCCTGCGGGCGCCGTTTTCAGATAATTATGCTCTTCGGTCATGAGGCTCATCACGGCGTAACGCAATGCGTCCATAAGGTGATCATTAGTCTTCACGATGTTGCCTTTCTCATCCCGCTGGTAGAGTCTAAACTCCGCAAGCGTATTAGAAAGGTTGGAGAAAAGCTTAAGCTTCCCCGTCGAGAGCCAGTCCCACACCATTGTGATGCCGGCACCTACCGCGTTATCGGCTAACTCGAGGTTCAGCCCCATCTCGCGGTACACATCTAGCAGCTTCTCGCCGGCCAATCCGCGCTGACCGCGGCTTGCGGGGTCTATAACGCCCGTCATCCAATCCGCGCCCAATTGCTTCAAGCCCCGCACGTGGATGGCCGGGTCTACTTTGCCACGGTAGTATTCTTTATACGCTACCCAACCGCCCGAATCGGGGTCGCGTGCCATAAATATAGCCGCGGTACGATTCCAGCCGGTATCGAAGCCGTACCCTCTAGCCCAATGGTGCGGGATCTCGAAGGGTGTGATAACTATTTCGCTTTCGTCAAGCGGATAAACTGCCCCTGAACCTATAGACGGCAAGCCGAGCGTTCTTGCCTGACGTTGCCACGGCGGGATACCGGACAGAATGGATTTCTTCTGTTCTTCAGATAGGTGCGGCACATCTCGCCAGCCGACCATAACGGCCGCCTTACTCATCTACGGCCGCCTCTTCTTCATCGTAGTTCTCTTCCAAATCTTCCATCGGCGTAGGAGCCAGTGATGGCATATACTGAAGCATCAACTGAGTAACTCCGCGCAACGGCGTGGCTGTTAGTAACAACCTTCCGTCCCGCGTCATAAGTCGCAAGAGGCATTCCGTGTATATCTCGATTGACGGTTCCTCATCTAGGTGGACCACATCTTGGGCCGTCCCTTGAAACGCCTCCCGGCCCTGATCATAACTCTTGAACTGAAGCGTAGAGACTCCGCCAGTCGGCACATGCCGCACGTATACGGTTTCATACGCGTCGGGAATACCGTGCTTCACCGTGGTCCGCAGGATTAGATCCCCCGGTATCATTCCGGTGCCGCGGGCGGACTCATCGCCGTACTTCCCACAAAGAGTGCTCTGCAAAATGTCGCGCGTACTCTTGCCGGTATCACTCGCGGCCCACACTTCGGTAGGTCTGTCAAATCTATGGCCCGGCCACCAGCTAGGGTATTGGCCAGTTAAATGAACGGTGTCCGCGTATGTGCCTGCCACCGTCTTACCGCTATTATGGTGAATCGCCCCGGCTGCCACATAGTTGTGAGGCCCCGGCACCTCGAAATCAATTATAGGTTGACAACCTATATCCTCTACCACTAGTATAGTGTTACCCCCGAATACGAGTAGAGGTTCGCATGGTATACAGACGTTCTCCAGATGAGGTGACTGCTGCAAAACGGCAAATTGCCACTCTGCTACGCGCTGGCATTTATCTAAATGAGATATGCCGTCAAACAGGCATTCCGGAAACTTCGGTAAGGCGTTGGGCCGATTTACTGGGGCTGCCCATTCCGAAATGCCGTACCGGTCCAAAACCGGGTTCCGGCCACCCTGAATGGGTCGGAGGTCGAACCTACGATAAATACGGTTATGTTCAGGTCTGGATGCCGTTACACCCTCGAGCAAACAATTCAGGGCGTTGCTGGGAGCATCGCGTTGTTGCCGAAGTAGTGCATAAACGTTATCTGCTACCGATCGAGGTAGTGAACCACGAAGACAGTCATCCACGCCACAACTGGCCTTCCAACCTGACGGTGTTCTCGTCCAATGCAGAACACCTGCGCTATGAACTAACCGGTAAATGGGCCGCCAGCCAGCGCTGGTTAATACCCGGTGCTTACCGGAGCACTCAAAAACTTCTCCGTTGTCCAGATGAATCCGAAACGCTGGCTCAATGCCCTTTAGAAACACGCCTGTTGATTGCGCACTTCGTCGAGTCGCACCGTCCCACGCCTGAACACCGAATGATTCCTCGCCGCAAACTTCGTGAACTTGGCGCTCACCGCGATCCGTGGGTATTACCGTCCACGGTGTGAGGCAACGATTACCGCCAAAGAGGGCTGTTTCTTGATGCTCTTTGCTTAGAGCGAACCACTGTATCTGCTTAGGATACGATGCGCGAACCTCTGGCGAATCAAAGTAGATCGAGATTTTGTGCTGACTCATGTAGCGGACTTTCGCCGCTACTGTTTCCAGCATCTTCAGCTTCGTCCGGCGATCCAGGTTCTGAAAATTCCGCGTCAACTGCGTCAGGTAAGAGGTATTTTTCTCCTCCGAGGACGATGAGTTGCTTGAGGACTTGGTTGAATCGGGCGTTGATTTGGTCATCGGTTAATTTCTCGGTGACGTTTACGTCCATTCGAACTTTTGGACTATACTCAGGCAGTTTTGCCGTCAAAACGCGATCTAACAACCTGGAATCGCCGTTTTTCGCCTTACGAATCGCGTGCTCGTCTAAAATTCGGTTAGCGAGCGGCTCAGCATCAGCTAACATCGACGCAAATTCGCCATTATCCTGCAACTCGCGCTGAAAATGGTAGTTAGACACCTGAATTGCATCGCGCGCTAGCCCTAAATCACCCGTGTCGATGTAAACACGGACCAAAACAGCGCGCTTGTCTTCGGTCCAGTCAAAATCCTCGTCTAATTTTGCCGTATGTGTCATGCCTAACTGCTCTTCGAGCGCATTTACGGCATCTTTAAACACCTTCGAGTAGCTTAATCGCGCTCGAAAGACTGCATCATCCGTCCCGACCTCGCGCGCGGCGGCCGCAAAGTCCTTGAGGCGGGCATAGGCCACGAGAAACTTCTTTTCTGAAGCATCAGGCTGCAAAGGACGAGGCGGGGCAGCAGACTCGCCGGCACTGGATCGCGGAGCGGGCTGCGAATACGCGCGCGGGCGGTTGGTGTACTCCGCCACCCCCTTGCCGCCAATGGGTTGCAGCCCGGCTTTAATCCTGCGACAATCCACGCAGTACCTTGTATTACTGACATAGCGAGCCGCCTTATGTCCGTGTGAGCACACATCGCCTACGTAAAACCACGCCCACCCGCGGGCCTTCGCTTCGTCCAGCGGGACGAATCTTGTGGGTAGATAGTTAAAGAAATCTGGCTTCCCGTCTTTCGAAAGCGGGGCAATCAGAGCCAACTCCCGTTCGTTTAGCTCTGGGTACGTTGCCATTCTTCTTTGCCGCTCATGAAGTTGCCGTCTTTGTCGTAGCCCGCGGGCTGTTGCCACATGAGCGCGTCGCTCAAAGACTCATCAGGGTCAATCGTCATGATCCCTGCTTGCCAAACCATGAGCAGATCACCAACGTCTGGCAAGCCTGCTTGCAACAAATCGTGTTCAAAGATGACAAATACACTCCTGGGCGAAAATTCAACCACGTCCCCAACAGAGACGCGCATTGGCGCTATGCGCCCTAACTCTTCGCCGTCCTCGTAATATAAAGATCGCCCGGTGCTCAAATGGCCTTCCATGCGATCAAAGCGCACTTTGCGCCGCTCGCGTCGACCGTAGCCGACAGAGACTACCACGCCTTTTTGGATGTTGACGCCTGGCGTTAGCAATACAGCATTTACATACGGCAGCGGTTTAATTAGTACGCGATCGCGTAGCACACGCACCCGCCGTCCAACTTCCTGCAGCTCCGGTGACAGCTTCATAGCACCGCGTCCACATCACTATCGCGCATGATGCGCAGCGGCTTGCCGCAGTATACCGATTCCATCCCAGTGGCCGCACCGAAGATTACCCGATCCCCTACCTTGCACTCCATAGGCGCGATCTTGCCGTTGTAGAGCGGTGCGCCCGGCCCGGTAGCCACCACTGTGCCTCGCAATATACGCTGCCAGTCCGGGAGTTTGATCTTACCTTGCGGCTCTACTTCTGGCTCTACGGCGACCATATCGCCTAAGAGACGCTGCTTAAACTCACCCATGAGTCTCACCTCAAGTTACAAGCCAGTAGGGGTCTGCACCGCGCAAAGTTCTATCACGATCACGCCAGTAGCGTTGAACGGGTTCCCCGTCACCGAATCAATCGCGGTCATCGTGAACGAGAACTGACAAAGCTGCGACCCTATGTACGGATACGTCATGACCATCTGCGCGCCTGGAATCTGCAGCGTCTCGGACGGTGACGTAAGAGTCGTTGTCGTTGTCGACGGAATCATGTTAACGTCGTTCGTCAAGTCATCCATCTGCCACGTGAACGCGGTAGGCGTCACAGGCGTTAACGTATGGTCGACAAACTCAAGGTCTAAGAACGCGTCGCTACCGGAATAGAGCTTGTAATTGGCGTAGGGTAAAATCGTGGTGCCATTGAGTCCCCGATTCCCGATAGCGGATGACATTGTTAGTTACGCAGCCATGCGACGTTAGGCCGCACTTGCGAGCAGATAACCATTCCTTGACGAACTTGCGAGCAGATGATCACCAGCCGTGCACTCCCATACCTTTCTTCGGAGCCTTCTCGCCCGTGCTGCCCTTGAACACTTTCGGCTGACGGTTCATGAGAATATGGTTCGCGCGCTCATGCACGTTCGCGTGTTGCTTCGACGTGATGCGCCCCTCGACCCAATCCTGAGTAGCTCGCACCTTGGCGCTGCGCGCATGGTCGTGTGTCTGCTCTTGCGGGGTCGGAGGCTTGGGTGCCATTGATGCGGCAAGCTCACCGTGCTGCTGACCTTGCTGCGCTACGGAACCCTCGCCCTCCGTGGTCTGAAACTTCGCGGTGCCGTGCCCGGACTTCTTGGACTTGGGCTTCGGCGTACGCTTTTTCTGCTCTTTCGGCGACTCCGCTGCATCAAATAACGGGCCGATCAACGCCCCTAATGAACTTGCCATTTTTACTTTCCCTTTAGGTAGCTATATCGGCGACGGATCGGTATTGTTCAACCAACCCTGTCAGCCCGTCGTTCTGGAACGAGATAACCCTGTGATGCCCTGTGGCCGCCTGCGTCAACGCGCCGGCTAGGAAGTACGATGCGTTGAACGTAACCGTACCCATCGCCCCGCCGCTGCTATTCGTAATATCAAGCGTTAGCCGTTGCCCGTAACCTAAGTTAGTCGGGTAGTTTATGGTAAACGCCGTGCCGTTCGTCACGTTGAGCGTAAAGTATTCACCCATCGAAGCATCGGGGGTTATTGACGCGCTGTACGTCAGAACTACCGGGGCGCCCGTCTGCGCCTGCATGGTGCCGTTGGTGAAGTTGTTAAGGCCGAAACCTAAATTCCCTCGGCCCCACACGTTAGTAGCGCCCGAGCCGCTCGCTACAATCGTACAAGATTTATTGTTGTATGTGCGGTTATCTTCGAACAGCATGTAGTCGCAGAACGCTTGGTTAAAGATCCCGGTGACCGAGGTGCTTTCAAACGTATTGTTCCTAACTACCATGTGCGTTGAGACTTGGCCCTGGAATTCGTATCCAGAGTTGCCCTCAAAGCCTGCCGCCTCGATTACGGTATCCGTGGCACCTGCGCCGTTGATATCCTCGGCTTCGAGCCAGCCGCCTGCGGTATTACCTTGGAACTTGCCGCCGTACCAGACACTACCGTCCGCGGCTTGGTTACGCACGCCGTAGCCGCCGCACTCTTGCGCGCGGCAGCCCAAGAATAGATTATTGTTCGAAGTCTGATTCGCTGCGACAACGCCGAGTATCGCTATACCGTCGCCAGCCACGCCGGAGCCGCCCGTAAATTCACACTTGACGTATACGCCGTCTTGCATGAAGTACCCGACCCAACCGTAGGTGCCGTTCGGGTTACCGGCGGTTGCCGACCCTGCGAATGTGTTCGGGTACATATCAATGACGATATTCTCAGCGTACAGGATCTCGGCGTTATTGAGCCAGAACCCATAAGACTGATTAGGGCCCGCCTGGCAGTTGATCGCAAAGTCTTTTAAGATCAATCCGCTGTTAAAGTGCGTCGTGGCGGGCGACGTAAGCGCCGTTCCAACCGCGCCGGCCTCCGCATTTGACCACACAACCTGAAAGCCGTAGGACCCGGCAGCGCTGCTGATTAAGAACTGGGAGAGCTGCCCGCTACCTTGTATTTTAATGTTCGCAGCAAGAGCACCCGTGATGGTCACGCCCGTAATCAGGTACGTGGCGCCGTCATCTAGGTACAGGTCTTTGTTGCCGCTATTGATCCAAGTCTGAACGGCAACAGTATCATTCGTGACCCCGTCGCCTGCGGCGCCATAGCGCTTAGGCGTTGCGATCAGTTTTGAGATGTCGTTAGTAGGCGTAACGCCGGCCGCGGCTTCCGCCGCATTCTGTCCGTACAAAATTGCGCCGGGGTTGGCGCCTTGCATCAATACGTACGCAAAGTCCGCATCTAGCTCAGAGAGCGGTATGGGACCTGCCTGCGGCGCAAAGAGATACGGGACGCTTGCCGTCATACCCAATCCACCGCCGTATTCTTACCGTTGGTCCATGCGACGGGCACTACGTTTCCTTGATGCTGGTTAACAGGCGTATTCGTGAAATACACGTATGGGTAGAAGACATCTGTAAGTCCGTATCCGAACCCAAACGGCCCCATAGTCGGGGCAACAGGTACTTGATAAGCCGGCGTATTCTGATTTATGGCCGTACCGCGCGCGAGCGTAGCGAGTACCGATTGGTTCGCCGCATATACCGCATTGTCCGGCTGCATCGCATTTGCTAGCGCCTGCCCTAACGGCTCCGGCGCATTAACCGCCGTGATCCCGCCCCCTGTCGCGCCCCATTTGTCGTATCCGTTGCCCGCAACAGGGGCAACGCCCGCCGATATTACAATAATAACGTTCGTGCCTGCGGCTACCGTTGCGCCCGCTGCGGGGTTCTGGCTAGCGATGTTACCTATACCGACTATAGACGTCGGTGTATTGTAACTCTGCTGAACTGTTGTCAAAAGACCCGCGCCGACCAACGCCGCGAGCGCCGTCATTAACGATGCGCCTACAACGTTCGGCACCGTCGCCACTTATTTGCCCCTAGCCCACTTATCCAATCGCTCCGAGCGTTCGCCCTTCGACTCGCCGGGCTTGGACGATGAGCCTATGCCCGGATACTTCGAATGGACCTTAGCGCGCACTTTGGCTTTCTCTTCTGAGGACCCGTGCTGCGATACGCGCGCAAGCGCGTTCCTGGCGTGACTCTTATCCTCAATCGGATACCGTCCGCCTGGTAGAGCGAAGTCTTTTGACGGGATCTTTTTCCGGGCTGCTGCGGTTAATTTAGCCATTATAATTGAAAGTAAACGTTATACTGCGATGACCAGATAATGTTATATTGGGTTAGGGCAGTAAGGCTTGTAGGCGCATTGTTGACTGTTCCGCCGCTAAACGTAAGATTTGATATATTACGCGTCGAGAACAGCGTTAACACTGTACCGTCGTTAGGTTGAAGCGGCGGCAGGGCTAGCACCAGCGAAGTAAGTGCTGCGGCTGGCTCAAGGATAACATAGAGCGTCTGTGTACCAGGGGCCGGCGGAGGATTGGGTATCGGTACTGTTGCGCCGGATGTCGGCGAATTTATGAATACCTGCCCCTGTTGAGCCGCTGGCGCTGCTGGCGCCGTAAACACTCCGCCAACATACGTGCCGCCAATCTGTGCATTAGGTTGGCTTACGGCGCTAACCAACGTACAGCCGCTTGGCGGCGGGAATGAACTAACTCCGTCCCATTGAACTATATTTTGTACAATTGTGCTGGCTGTGTTAACAACCGCATATGGTTGGCTAGCCATTAGAAGTAGGTAATAACGACAACTTCGCCGCCGCCGCCATTTCCGCCTGCGCCACTGCCGGCAGTTACACCAACGCCGCCACCGCCGCCGCCAGCACCTATAGAGCCGTTTCCTCCGGCGTATCCTGCGCCAGTAATGTTAGCGGCACCTCCGCCGCCTCCTGAGCCGGGCACATATCCTGCGGTGCTTTGCGTGCCGTTTCCACCAACACTTGCCGACCCCGCAGCACCTCCTGCTGTACCAGGTGTAGCGCCGCCAGCACCCGCTGTACCCGCCGCCGAAGCTGTAACACCTGCCCCGCCGCCGCCACCGCCGGCAATACCGCCGCCGCCACCTCCTGCGTTCCCGGTAGTTCCAGAGCTTCCCGCCCCGGCTCCAGTGTTAATTGCCCCATTCGCGCCGGGAGAACCTCCACCACTAGCCCCGCTTGACCCTCCGCCTGCGCCTGCCCCGCCTGCCGAACTACCAGCAGCGTTACCGCCAGCTGCCACGACCCCGGCGCCCCCGCCACCGCCGCTATTAGCGGCCGACTGACCGCCGGCGCCGCGACCGCCGCCATAGGCAGTTACCCACGGGGTTGTACCGAATGAAGAATTACCTCCAGCGTTACCAACATTCCCCGGATTGCCGGTGCTTACCGAAGCCCCGCCTGCCCCGCCCGCCCCAATAGTTACGGTTTCGGTGGCTCCTAATGCCGATGTAGCGAACCACTGCTCAATATACCCGCCAGAGCCGCCGCCACCGCCGCCGGATTCAATAGTTCCTAATGCTAGTTCAGAATAGCCAGAGCCGCCGCCTCCGCCCGCGCCTATCGCAATAACTTTCGTTACTTTTGGTGTACCGGAAGTAGGCTTAGTCCACGTACCGGATGAGGTAAAGACCTGAACATCGGTAGCCGCTGGCGCGCCTGCCGCAATAAGTTGCGCCTGCGTAGCGGCAGATACCGCCGTCCCGTTACTGTACAATACTCCGGTTTCCGGTACGGAAAGTGTAATAGCTGGCGTAGTAGTTGGATTAGCAACAGTTCCAGCCAAGCCGTTAGCGCTGACTACAGAAACAGAAGTGACTGTACCGGAAGTAACAGAACCGGATGAAGCAGAGGTAACTAGCCCCTTACCGTTTACCGTTACCGTCGCATTAGTGTACGTACCAGGGCTTGCATTTACTGTGGCGAGCGTAGTAGCGAGCGATGAGCCGGTAGTCGTGACATCGCCGCTAAGTTGGCCGCCGGACATGGCCGTGCCGTTGCCGGTAAGAATGCCGGTATCTGTGGTTGATAGTGTAATGGCCGGCGTAGTCGTGGCCGTGGCCACCGTACCGGCAAAGCCGTTAGCGCTAACAACCGATACAGAAGTAACTGTGCCCGTACCGGCGGCGCTTCCATTCGAGGCGGCCGTAATCTGACCGTCCGCATTGACGGTCAGGTTTGTATTAGTGTATGAACCTGGGGTAACTCCCGTGGGCGCCAAGTCAACGTTAGTTGTAGGCCCCGTAGGATTCGTAACCGTGATCGTGCCGCCGGTACTGGTAATATCATTTACCGTACCCCCGCCACCGCCGCCGGCACCCGATACTGCCCGAAGTGTCATGCGCCCTGTCCGGGGGTAAACTCAAAGCCCGTCGAACTCGATGCAATGAAGTAAACCGTTGCACCCGTGATCTCAAACGTCTCGACACTCGTCGGCAGCATGCCGATGGTGTTAGGCGCAGGCACCCCGGCGGCCGGCGTCAACGATGCGACACTCGAAGTGCCGCCCCAGGTAAACCACTGCTGGGAGCTTGAGAGGTTTCGCACGCGGTAGCTATACGAACCCGCACCTTGCGATTTCTGGATAGTGACCGCCGTGTTAGCAACTAACGTGGTAGGGCCGAGCGGACAAAAAACGGTATCTATTGCCATTTATTTATAACTCTTTCGTTTGCCTTGGCACCACTCTTCCACATGCGAACCCGCATCCGAGTTGTCATCCTTCGGATAGATCGTCTTGAACGATTTCTTGGTGGCGTTGCGCATATTGCCCACGGCATCGAATACTTCGGCACCCTTCAAGCCGGGACCAACCCGCATGCCCTTCGTGGACCTTTTAGCGGCAGCATGCCCCTCGGCATCGCCGCCCGAATCCTCCTCGGGCGTAGAGTCTACGGCTTCGTAGGACCTACGCCTACTGCGCTTATCCTTGTACTCCGTCACGCCCGATAGTTTCTTCGGGCCTCTCGCCCCGGCGTCGCCGACTAGGCCGCCTCTCATGCTTGCCATAATGGTGTTTCCTAAAAGTCACTCATCTTCGCGTGTGAAGTGCGAGTCCACCGATTGGTGTCCTCTTTCCGCTGCGCGCGCTCGGCGCGATTTCGCGAAACTCCTTTTCGACGGCTCGCTTGTCTTTGCTCAGAGTAGCCAATAGCCACGGCTTGCTTTATAGGCTTGTCTGCGTCTATCTCGGCTTTGATGTTTTTCTGACGAGCCGCCTTAGAGGCGCTCTTGATCAGGGGCACGTTTATGCTTCTCCAAGTACATCGCTAACTTAAGTAAGATCTCTTCGTCGTCCCTTGCTAAACCTACCGCTAGGTTACATCTGCTACATAACCATCCACGAAACTTGCCGGTCTTATGGTCATGGTCCAGGCATATGTTTCTGTGGGTATAGTCATCTTTGAACCCGCAAACTTCACAGATGTCGGGCTTATACTCACTGCCGGTTAATTTAAACCTTCTGCGGGCTTGGTGCCGTTCTTGCCGAGAGCGTTGATAGGCCAACCGTTTCTCATACGCGATCGGGTCCGCCTTTATTTTAGCGTACTGCTTAAGCATCGCGCGCCTATTACGGGCGCGCGATGCTTAGCTAACTGTTCTGGCGTCAGTTCACTTACTTTACGTAACGAGAGCCTCACCATGCTCGTTCAACGCTCGATGAGGGCTCGGTCCCCTATATCGTCGCCTTCGTTCTTCACCGCTTTCTGGTAGATGCTGCGCGCCGTAGCCGCAAGCCCGTCCTCGCCGCCACCATCGCCATTGCCGATAGCGGACACGATGGTCTTCTCAGCCACATCGTCATCTTTCTCGCCATACGTGCCTTCAACGCCGGCACGGCGTCCGCGCACATACTCCTCACTTCCCTTGTCCATGCCTTCTTTCGTGTGAACCTTTGACTTCGCCATTTTGAATCTCCTGAAATTAAATTAATTGGTGCCCGAACCGACGTTCTGCAATGTGACCGACGTAGAGCTGGTCACGGTGACCAGATAGGTACGCGAGGTCGCGGTTGCCATGGTAGCCGTACCCGTGATAGTCACGCCCGTCCCTGCGGACAGCGTCAAGGTGCTGCCGTCGCTATTCAAGATCGTGAGCAGGTAGGTTAAGTTAACCAAGTTCGGCACACCGGCCGGAACCCCGCCCTGCACGCCCGCGCCCACCGCACCGCTTGCAATCAGCTGCGTGTAAACCGCATTCTGCAAGTAGGCCACGATGTTCGCGGCTGTGTCGGTTGTCAGCGCCGTAGCGGCCGAGCTCGCGACAAAGACGCGAGCCGCGCCTGCCATGGCAGAAGCTGCAAGCGTGCCGCTCGTCTGCGTGGTCGCGGTATATTGTCCGGCGGTTAGAACACCGACCGAATTGTAGTAATCATCTCTCATGACGCCTAAAGTTGTCACTGTCTTATTTTCCTCTGCTGCTGTTGTCGCTGAGCTAGCTGTGTGAGCCGCCTCAGATTATCCGCATCGTCCCGCAGGCCGGGCAAATATGCCGTGTTCTTCGTTAAAAACTTCTCGCCTATCACGAACGTAATCGGCGATGTGTGCACCCAAGTCCCCGGTAGAAAGCGCGGGTGATCGAGCACTTGAACCCTGATAGACTTGCCCAAGACCGGAGCCTCAGCCGCGTCAGTGTAAGTGACGGTCGGCGTTGGCTTGTCCATTCTAAGTGCCGCCGTAGATCGGGCTGGGGGTCACCAGAGTCAGGGAGCTCTCGGCTAGATTCGCCGCCAGGTGCGCCTTCGAGAGATTGCGCATGATGGTCGGGTTCGGCTCGCCGATGCCCGCATTCGTGATCTGGGTATTGGCGGAGATTAAGCCGGCGGAGAGTGCGGCCAGCAAGCTCATGTTGGGCGGGATGCCGGGGATCGGGTTAGGGTTCGACATTAAGCGCCCGCGTAGCCCAAGGGCGGGGACTGGGTCAGTGTGCCGATGCCGTTGGCCGCGCTCGAGAGCGAGATGTTGCCGCTGGAGATTCGAGCCAGGAGGCTGATATTCGGATGCACGAGGGCGTTCGTCGATACCTGGCAGGTCGATAGGTTATTCGCCAGGGGGGCGGGGGTGTTAAGGTTTTCGTTCGACATCGGTGTATCCTTGCGCCTCTAGGACGCGTAAATCGCAAGCAGCGTCCGCCACGCCGTGCCAATCGCTTATCTTGACCTTCTCGTGAAGGTAGGCGACGAGCGCCTCGTGGTGGGCTTCGTATTCGGTTTTAGAGGGGGTCAACGCTTCCTCCACCGCTCGAGGGTTCTGATGACCTGGGGCATGGCGTTCAGCACTTCGTCGACGTACCAGCAAATAAATCCATCAATTCGCACGGGCAAGGGCGCTTGATGTCTAGCAAGCAAGCGACCTAGTTCGCCGTGTGAGCAGCGGTAGCAGACGGTCACGTGCTCGCGGCTGTACATCCGGGCCTCGCCACCCAAAGGCAGGAGGACGGTCCTGGGGGTTGGGACCTTGGAGTTATCGACCGCGGCCGCCACCTCGCCCAAGTCGTTCATGGCCGCGAGGGCGAGCCGTGATCGCGCGGGTCCCAGTCGTGAGGTATTCGGTTCATGATGATTGGTCCTACTAGCTGGGGTACGCACGGGCGATCACGCCTCTCCAGTATAGTAAACGCGGGAATTGAGATTTAAAAGTGTGATCTGCGTCACAAATCGAATATTTATTTCATATCTGTGACGCAGTTCACACTAGAAGTGTGATCTGGTTCTCACTTTCTTGTTACCGATCCTGGCCGCGGCGCGACGATCGAGGGCCCATCACAATCCAGGCGTTGCCTTGGGGGTTTTGACATACTCCTGCGTGATTATGTCCGGGGTGCAGCGCAGCAGAGCCCAGGTCCCAGAGCCGAGCGCCCAGAACCCGCCCATCAGCAAACCGGGGGCGCGGATTGCGCGACTTATGTAAGGAAAAATCGAGTGACAACGGCCCTAAAAAGTGTGAACTACGTCACACTTTGCTGCTTGGCGGCCCAACTCCGAGGACACAGGACACGCTAAGTGTGAACTACATCACACTTTGAGGACACAGGACACGCTAAGTGTGAACTACATCACACTTTCTTACAACGTGTGAACTGCATCACACTTCAAGGGCACAGAGCACGATGAACGGCTTCAAAGAGCCCCGAACATCACGCAAGAGGGTCAAGCGAGCGTAATGATGATACATGAGTGATGATGAGACATCCCCTGAGAGTTTAGTATAGTAGATGTCATTGCCAGTTTCATACGCGGGGTTGCGCCTATGTATCATTATGTATCAATGTATCATCATTTTTCAACCGCTAGGTGGACAACACCTATTTCCCGACGCTAGCACCCGATGGTTGACATCTGCCCTGGGCACGCGTATTTTAAGAATATAGGTCAATTACAGCGAGGCGAGGTATGGATAAGCCTAAGGGTCCGCGGCCGCGTAGGGCGCTAAATGAATACGAAACCGCGCACCAGCGCGACGTACGCGAAGCTCTGGAGCGCACCCAACGCATGCCCGGTGTATGGAAGCGGGCGCGCCTGCGCGAGGCGGAGTCGATAATGTTCGGCCTGACCGAGCTAAAACCCATCACGGAAGGCAAGGAGCCGACATGAGACGCCCCGAAGTAATCTTAGGCACGATCAGCTGGCTTATCATTGTATACGTAGCGGTAGTCGCCTGGATAGCCGGATGATCGTGCAGGAACCCTGCGGCTGCATCCGCACCGAAACGCAAGGACACAGCCACACCAAACTGTGCATAGATCACAGACGCGAACTATTTAGCTCGCGCGACAGAGTAAAAACATATACGCTCGTCGATGAACGTGAACCAACTGCCAATGAGGACCTGATATGACCGCCGCAATTGACTTAGAGCTTGCTAAAAAGGTGTTGACCGTCGTGGACGCGGGCTTGGTTGCCGGCATGGGACAACCCGTGCCAGGACAGATGTGCGTTGAGGCGGCTGTATGCTATGCGATGGGCCTGCCGCATTCGGACCAGCCCACATGCGTATCTCCCGCGCTGCGAGCCTTGAAGATTAGGCTCAACGACTCCGAATGGTCATCTGATGAAGCGCGCACGAAAGGACTACGCAGGCTGGCGATCGCGCAGCTGGGCAGCGCAGGCGTGTTGGATGACAAAGAGTTCGCCATCAAATGCTCTACACTGGCTATTCAAAAATATGCGCCAATTGCATTGAACGCGGCGGCCACTAAAGCTAAAGGTGCGCATAGGATCGCACTGATTGAAGCGGCTACGCTTTGCTCCTCAGACCCGTCGATAGAAAGCGCTAATAAGGCAAAAACCGCCGCCTACGCCGCCGCCGACGACGCCTACGCCGCCTACGCCGCCGCCAACGACGCCTACGCCGCCCACGCCGCCGCCCACGCCGCCGCCCACGCCGCCGCCGACGACGCCCACGCCGCCGCCGACGACGCCTACGCCGCCCACGCCGCCTACGCCGCCGCCGACGACGCCTACGCCGCCCACGCCGCCGCCCACGACGCCTACGCCGCCGACGACGCCTACGCCGCCCACGCCGCCGCCAACGCCGCCGCCTACGCCGCCAACGCCGCCGCCTACGCCGCCAACGCCGCCGAAAAGCGAGATTCGATCCTCGCAGAGTTTGGTGAGGACGTAGTGCAGATACTGATTGAAATGAAGGCACCAGGCACGGCCTTCTTGCATTTGACGGAGGCATAGTCTATGACTACACCGTATATCGGCATGATCGTTGAGTACCGCTATCAACCCCACGATGAACCGCTGCCCGCAATCGTCAATAAGCTTCACTATCAAGGCACGAGCATCGACGATACGTGGGTTGGACTTTGCATCCTAGGGCCCGGCGAGACGCGCTACGTAACGCACGTGGAGCGAGGCGTGCGGTGGCGGGAAATAGCGGGGCCGCCTAAGGATCAGCCGGGCAGCTCGCCTGCGCCGCAGGCAGCCGATGCCGGCAACAGTTTGCTTTGGGGAGGGGTTATACCGTGACTGCGGAAACTTTCACCAAGGTAGGTACTTGGCGCAAGCCTAAGTTCGCTCGCACCATTCGAGTGTTGCTTACAAGCCCCAAGAACCACATGCAACTAGTGTTTGAGGCCGCGGACTTACCCGACGAAGTGACAGTTGTGCCGGAGCTGGGTATGTTCGGCATATTCGCGCGGCTTTATACCACCCCCGCCACGATATGTGTGATAAGCGAGCGCGAGAAGTATGAAGTTGACGCGCCGGGGGCGCAAGCGTTTGCGCACCCGGAAGATGATAGGCTAGGTACGTGCGCAGTCCATGGTACAGTACATGGTAGGCGGGAAAGTTGTAAGGGTACTTGGGTACCGTTGTCTAGTGGGGGTGGAGCACAGCGCGATGAGACCGTGATCGCTATTCTACGCGCTAAGGCCATACAAAGCCACGGCTGGTGCTCTTACGGTGTGGCCATCTCTGCAGCCGAGGCGCGCGAGTATGCCGATCTTTTGGAAGCTCGGTATAAATAGCTAAATGCAGGACCCAGAAGAAATGACCCCGCCTCTAGATTGGCGCTTCCCGGAAGTGCCCGCAGATTACGACGGCTATGAGCATACGGTAGAGACAGATGGCGGAGAATAAGGGTGCGACGCCTGCTGAGTGGGGTTGGTTTAGCGAAGTGCTGGGCTTGCACGGTAATCTATTGCCCGTAGTGTGCGAGCCTAGCCCCGTAGTTGCGCACAACAGCAAAATCAAAAAGTTCGGCAAAGTCCCTAGTGCATATAACGCACAGGGGCAGGCGCACGGACTCAAAGATTGGGCTACGCGGCCTATTCTGGATAACGAAGTGGCGCTGTGGCGGCAAGATCCGCGATTAGGCATATGCGTAAGGACCGGCAGCATCAGCGGCGTATATGCAGTTGACGTAGATGTGGAGGATGAGCAGCAGGCGCGGCTCATACAAACTGGGATTGCGGGGTCGCGTCGCACGCGCGCCAACTCGCCTAAATACCTAGTGCTGGTTCAAATTGAGGGCAACCCTGCGATCGATAAGCGCATCATCAAAACAGCGCACGGGCGCATTGAGTTTCTTGGCGACGGGCAGCAGGCGCTGCTGATTGGCGCGCATCCGTCAGGCGCTAGGTACGAGTGGCAACCGAAGCTCCCCGTAACCGTGAAAGTTTATTCGCGAGAAGAGTTTGAACTCATGTGGAGCGGCTTGCAAAGCACGTTCGGCGTTGAAGAACCCATGAAGCTACAACCCATACCTAGCGATCAACCGCAAGAAACCCCCCCTATGAGCATCAGCGAGGAGGGCGCCGCTGCTTTAATGGACGCGCTCTGGTGGCCGAAGCTGCGCGAACGCTGCGCGGATAACGATGCATGGTCTGAGGTGGGCTACGCGCTGCTATCATTAGGACCCCAAGGTAAGGATCTATTTTGCGAGTGGAGTAAAGATGTCAAAAGCTATGCCGTTAACGCCCCCGAAGACTGGTGGGCTGCGCACGCTGATCAGGCTCCTAGAACTGATTACCGACACATATTCACGCTCGCCCGACGCCTCGGATACGGTGCTGCAGCTCCTACGTCCGCTTTTGATCCGGTTGTGTGGACTGGAGGCGACTCAAAGAGCGATGGCCGTGGCGCTTATACCAAGGACCCCTTGGATATCGAGCAAGCCCCGCCCCCGGAAAAACCGCAAGTCCGTCTCAGCGAAGGGCAGCTCCACAACATCGTCGAGCAAGCTACGGGCATCCTCGCGCCGGTTGCCTACAAGCAAGGCTCATCGCTCGTGCGCATCGGGCGGCCGGACGAAGAGATAGACGGCACGGTACGCAGGGGCGATTATCGATCTATCTTGCGCATATCGCCTGCCTACGTGCGCGTGACGTTGGGTGATATAGCGGATTTTGTGAAGTACGACGGCCGCACGAAAAGCTGGCGCCCCGCCGACTGCCCGTTGGACGTAGCTATGTCGATCATATCAATGGGCGATTGGCCGCGCGTGCGTGAAATAGAGGCTATTGCACGCGCGCCCTTCGTGCGCTTGGACGGCTCGGTATGCGAGGATGAAGGATATGATACGGCGAGCAGCGTCTTTTTGATGAAGAACGCGGATTTCCCTAAGCTACCGGATGCCATAACTCGCGACACAGCGCTAGAGGCGTTGACCACGCTACTTGCGCCTTTTCGCGAGATCCCCTACGCATCCGCGTCTGCCGAGTCGGCATTTGCCGCGCACATACTAACCGAAGCCGCGCGCTCGGCGCTACGCACATCGCCCATGTTCTTCTACACGGCACCGGACCCCGGGACGGGCAAATCCTTGCTCTCCGAGATGCCAAGCATCATCATTCACGGCGTGCAGCCCGCGACGCGGCCGTGGGTTTCCAATTCGGAAGAGATCCGTAAGACGCTATTTGCCTCCCTGATGATAGGGGATAGATCCATCCTCTTCGATAACATACCCTCGGGCTGTAAGGTGAGACTGGCGGAGTTGTGCTTATTTCTTACCAGCCCAAGATATGGGGATCGGAAGCTAGGCGGGAGTGAGTTGATCAAGCTTCCCAACCGCGCGGTCGTTTCAGGGACGGGTAATAATATAACGCCCGTCGGGGACTTGGCCCGCCGCTCCATAGTCATAAGGCTAGACGCCAATAGCGTAGAGCGTAAGCAGCGCCGATTCAAGATCCCGGACCTGCGCGCCTATGCACGAACGCATAGAGTTAGGCTGCTGATGGCGGCGCTGACGGTTATCGTGGGGTGGCAGCGAAACGCCGCAAGCGATGCCATGCCTGTGCCGCTGCCCGCATTTGAGGATTGGTCGTATTTTGTGCGCGAACCGCTCATCTGGCTAGGCATGCCCGATCCGGTAGAGACGCAAATAGAGGAAACGGATGACGAGGCTGATGCTGTTGGCGAGGCGTTCAAAGCGCTGGGCGCTCATTTCGCTGGGCGCGAGTTCTACGCTCTGTCGCTACGCGATCTATGCGGCGGATTTACTGATACGGACGGCAACTTAAGCCAACTGCTGATAGCCGCCGGCTGCCAGGACCCCCTGAACCCGGCGAAGCTGGGCTACTGGCTTAGAAATTGTAGGGATAAGATTGGCGGCGGGTATAAGCTTATTCGCGGCGGACGCGACGCGCGGGCTGGCGCTCGCTGGGTATTGAAACCAATTAACGGAGATTTAGTATGAGTGATAAACTAGTAACCGCAGCGCGCGCGGGGGTGCTGGCACGTCAACTAGCGGTAGAGGCTGGCCACACCGTAGCCTCGTGCGAAGTGTACTGTGACACGCACACAGGGGGTATTGAGGCTCGTATGACCGATGCTAACGGCACTAATTTTAACTTTTCCTTGGCCTCGGAGTGGCGCAGCAAAACCGTTGAGGAGCTGCGCTCCTATCTTGTTGCTGTGTACCCCTTGGCGTTCGCGAAATGACCGACACCCCGAAACCCAATCTCATCGGCGATGCTACGAGCCAGCTGGTGCAGATTCATGTGCGCGATATAGGACTCAAGAACTTCAAGTTCTCGGGCGATGGCTCGCAGGATATCAGGCGTTTGGTGTGTGAAGCCTTCAACAGCCATCTAGTGTCGAATGCATTATGGGAAATGTGCCGCGTATTCTCGAAAGCCTGCGATGACATGGAGGGTAAGATACCGGAGGAGTTCAAAGCGATAGTGAGCGCCGGCATCTTGCACGCGCGATCCGATATCGATCTCGGCCGTAAAGTATGAAGGATGAGGACGAAGTATTTCGTAAGCACATACTAGGTTGTGTGCAGCTTCTTGTATTCTCCCTTGCACTCATACTTCTTGCGATGGTCTACTATACGCAATGACGAACCCTGTTGAAAGCTTCGTTTTATCCTTGGCGCGCGCCTCGAAGCGCGGCACATGGCACTTGCGCGGACTTCACGGGCCTAATCGGGACGATGTAATCGCAACGGCGCTCGCTTGGTGCTGGGAGCATAGAGCTAAATACGACCCGTCGTATACGCTGGAGGAGTGGTTCGACATGGCGCTTCGGGACGCAAGGCGCCGATTGTATAAACAGGGGTCAAAGCAAAAGCAAGATCCGATGATGAGCGCGCAGGAGTTCAACGAGATGATGTCGAAACACTTACCCGATCCGGTAGCCCAAGCCGCGGAAGCTAAAAGCGCCGTCGAGGAGCTGATGCGGCTCTTGACGCCCGATGAGCGCGCGCAAGTGCCCGGCATAGTAAACGGTACAGGGGAGCCTACGCCGTCATTGAAGCGCAAGTTAACGAAGCTTAAGTACTTAATGCCCGATAGCTTCGAGCGCCAAAAGGTATTGCGAACGGTGGCGCGCGAATCGGATAGCTTGACGAAAGATAAGAAGCCGGTACGTATAGATCGGGAATTGGCGAAGCTTTCCCTGCCGCCTAGAGGCACGAAGGACTGCCCCCCGTGCTTTAGATGTATGTGGTTTTACGCGTATATGCCGATCAGGTACAAGCGTAAGGTGACAACGCCCGCGGACGCCGAAGTACAGAAGGCGATATGGGATACGGAAGAGCGAAAGATTGATATAGCCAAACGGCTTAGGGCCGGGACATTAGAATTCACAGGAGTCAATGCAAAATGAACATAATTTCCAAAGAAGTGCAGCTGATCGCGGGTGCGATCAAGCAGGCGTTTGAGATGGAGCCGAACCCCGGTAATTCTGTTAACCAAACCGATAATCCGCACCAAGTTGCGTTGATCGGGCGCTACAATCTCTACAAAGCGGCGGAGGGCGTATGGGAACGGATCAAGGCGCATCTGGCGGCGGAGCAGGCGCGGATAGAGAAGGAACTCAAAGCGCAGATCGCGAAGATAGAGACGGGCCGCGATTCCGCTGTCTCGCCTGCTATTGTCGAAACACCTGCGACAACGGCGCCTGCTCCGAGTCCTGCTACTGTTTCGGCGCCTGCCGATGCTTCGCCTCTTAAGTAAATTGGCGGAAACTGTGACGCGGGTCTTGTTTCGGCGCGCGTTGGGGCGTATAGTTGGCTCGCGTTAGGTAACTGAGGGTCAGAAACATGAGTGTCTTAGCGGTTCACGGTGACGGCGCGTTACGCCTAAAGTATGAGTTTCGTCCTAGCACCTGGGTTAGCCACGGTATCCAAGCATTATGCGGAATTCAGTTCCACAAGATTCGCAAGGATGGCAGCGTGCGCCCAACGTTATTTTACCGGGGTTGGCGTTATCGCGTACAGGCAGCTTGCTTTAAGTTTGAGCGCATCACGCAGAGGTTTATATGAGCAACGAAGACATGCGGCGAATGGTGCAGAATTTGGCCAGCTCATTCTTGGTGGATAAAGCCGAGCGCGAGATTCTGAACGAGTATTTACGGACCGGCCGCGCCTTTGAACTGGGGCTTGATGGGAAGATATACTATGCGGAGGCAGCGTGAAATACGAATTCACCGGCGAGAGTAAAGTTGAACTAGGCATTAAGCTTTGGCGCATACGTGCCGTGACCGCGTTTGGTGCGGTCGCTATCGGCGCCGTGGGCGGATGGATAGCCGACGCCAAGAATCTATCTCAAGACGGCGATGCCTGGGTCTGCGGCAATGCCGGGGTCTGCGGCAATGCCCGGGTCTACGGCAATGCCCAGGTCTACGGCGATGCCTGGGTCTTCGGCAATGCCCGGGTCTTCGGCAATGCCCGGGTCTTCGGCGATGCCCAGGTCTGCGGCAATGCCTGGGTCTACGGCAATGCCTGGGTCTACGGCAATGCCGGGGTCTGCGGCAATGCCCGGGTCTGCGGCAATGCCCGGGTCTGCGGCAATGTTGATTCTCTCTTGGTTGGCCCGATAGGGTCGCGGAACAGTTTTCTGACCGTTCATGCGGACGCTAAGATATCGGTGCGTTACACTACCGGCTGCTTTAGCGGTACGCGCGCTGAGTTGATCAAGGCGGTCAAGAAAACCCACGGCGCTAGGAGTCTGTACGCTAAACAGTATGCGGCGGCGCTCGTGATGGCTAAAGTATGCGTTAAGGCGCCTAAAAAATGACCCCCTCGCAAAACTGGTTTCCCGGCCAGGATTACCCTGACCGCGATATTTGGCTCGAGTACCGCGCCCCCCGCATCAGCACCAAAGCGCGCCTGATCTGGGATTCTAGCAAAGGGCCCATGAAGCTAGGTATCAACGCCGCGAAACGGGCGGCGCGGACGGCGGATAAGATGGCGACAGCGTTGCGACAGAATGGCGCGCCGCGGTGTGTCTCCAATCACCAAGCACTCGTTGAGGCCCGACATGGATACTATGCGAAGCGAGCGGAGGCGGCATGACCGAAACTAAGTCCGTCTGGCGGTGTATCGATGTACGCACCGACCATGACGAGAAGGAAGGCACGGACGCGATCACGCTAGCCTTCAAATCGGACGGGCACCTGTACGCCGTGACCGTGGCCGCACGGGCGAACGTGATGGCATCGGAACTTGTGAACGCGCTCAGGGCCGCCGCCGCGCAGCTCATTAACGCCGCGGGCGGCGATATGAGCTCGGTAGGCGCGCAGACGCTAGGTGAGGCGGCAATGGATACAGGAGACCAACGTGCAAACTGATACGCCTCAGAAAGGACTCGATCATGGATAAGCTGCGCGCAATGCAGCCTACACAGCGAAGTGTGAGGACAGGAAATCGGTTCCCAAGGGAAGCAACGATAATGAGTGAACTAGCATGGCCGGGTGCACCTAATGACGGATGGCAGGATGGCCGCAACCCCACATCAAACGCGGCACGCAAATGCGCTGAATGGCTTAGATGGTGCCGCGAAAACGGATGGCCCGCCGAGGCCACTGGGCGCTTGTGCGATCTATGGTGGGAATTCCACGATGACGACGGTAACTTGGTGCCCCAAAAAGGACTCGATCAATGAAAGTGTTAGCCGGTGGCAAATATGCTGTGATGACCGAGGGCGGCACATGGCCCACGCCTATGGATGAGGCCGAGACCAGCCTTGAATGGCGCTTGCGCTACGCCAATCCCGAGCAACTCGTGAAAGATAGATTCCTTGCCGCCTCCATTGTCAGCGCCTACCGAGAACTGATCCGTCTGCCGCGCTGGCGGCGCGATGAAGTAATAGGCCAGTTGCGAAAGGCGATCAAATCGGTGCCTCAAAAGGGAGTCGAAGAATGAGCACCATCTACCAGCTTTCGGATCCGGAGAAGCAAGCTAAGGTCGATGAGGCGTTACACCGTGTGTCCGGCGTCATGGGTCTTTCGGAGTACGACCGGGAGTGTTTGAAATATCTGTTTGGCATGCGTAACGACCTGCCGCCTAAATCGAGTCCTCAAAAGGGAGTCGATGATGCGAACAGTTGAAGCGGAAGGCGAACACGAGCGTTATCGCTGGAAGCGCGAAGGGCTGCGCTACGCGATCCGTGCGGGCACGGGCACGCGAGTGCTGTTCCGAGTGTGGCGTGAACGAAGCGCCCTTATCTTGTGCACTGAACTGCTGTGCGCCTACAACGATGGTTATTTCGTTCGTAGCCGCAATTCGGTGCCTCAAAGAGAACCCGATGAGAGTTGAAAAGATATTGACGCAGCGCGAGTTGATCGTTGACTTATCGCTACCCGCGATGCGCGCTATTATCGGTGCTGTAGGCGTGAGCCGGCCTCGGACGTTACCCAAGCAACTAGAGTGCGAGATTGACAATTTTGTGAACTTGCTCACGAATATGGTAGAGCGCGGCATTGACAAGGCGCCACAGGGCGCGGATAATACCGACCTACTATGAGCAACAAGTACATTTTAGCAGAGATCAACCGCCGCGCTCCGCGCAGCGAAACTACCGCGAGCATCGGCCTTACTGACACGGCGCGCATTCGCATAACGGACGCGTTCCGCGATACACGGCACGAGCCCGCCTCCAAGGAAGCGCCCGGCGCCGATAATCTAGAACGCCCTATGTGGTGTCAGAGGCAAGCCGAATGAATATCCAACAGACGCGCCAAGGCTGTACCGTGACCACTAAGTTCGAAGTGACCGAGCCCGGCACGCTAATCGAGCATGTGACGCTTGAGTGCAAGGCTAAGTTTGACTTGAAAGTGGCGGATGTGGAAAACGGAGAGGCGAAGTCATGAACGTTTTTATTGTGTGGTGCCGAATCGATGGCCAACCCGAATTTGATCGCCTTTACGCCACCGAGGCTGGGGCACGTGCCTATTGCCAGCAGCAGAATATGCGCTCCCGCTATTACGGGCGGTTCACCTTCACGCAGGCAAAGGTGTACGGCGACGAAGCATCTACTGTTGATGCCGTAGAGAAGCCATGAAGTGTCTAAAATGCAGCGGCGAGGATGAAAGGCAATGAAACTGCGTGCCGTCATATACGCCCGGTACTCTACGGAAAACCAGCGTGACGCCAGTATCGAGGACCAGATGCGCATCTGTCAGCGTATCGTGGATGCTGAGGGCTTTGAGCTGGTGACCCGCTTTGAGGACCGGGGTATCAGCGGCGGCACCGATCAGCGACCCGGCTACCAGGCGCTCCTGACCACGGCACGCGCTAAGTTATTCGATATAATTGTGGTTGAGGACATTAGCCGCCTATGGCGCAGCCGAAGCGAATTCGGATCAAGATCCGCCGAGCTCGAAGATATCGGAATACATCTGATAACCGCGGTGGGTGATGACACTCGCCGCAACGGCTGGGGACTGATACTCGGCATCAAAAACGCGGTAGCGGAGGCCCTGCGCAAGGATATCTCCCATAAGACCCGCCGCGGCCTTGAAGGCAAGGCCCTGGCCGGTTTATCGACGGGGGGCCGCTGCTTTGGGTACTCCCGTAACCCGGACGGCTCCTGGAGCGTCTCCGTGGCTCAGGCGACGATTATACGGGATATCTTCAGCTGGGCGGCCGCTGGTAAGCCAGCTAACTATATTGCAGCGCACCTAAACCGGGCCGGGGTGCCGGCCCCTCGCGGCGGGGCGTGGGCGGATTCGACCATAAGGGCGATCCTGCGCAATAGAAGGTATCTGGGCGAGGTGATCTATGGGGCGAACGAGGTCCGTAGCTCCGCCCGCGACAGCGCCCGTAGGGTGCGTATACGGCGCCCAGAACCACTATCGGTGAGGCAGGCGCCCGAATTGGCGATTATCAGCCAAGAGCTTTTCGACAAAGTGCAAAAAGTGAGAGCTAAGTCTCTTGCAATCCGCCCGTGGAAAGCGGACAATTTCTCCGCGTTAAATCAACCTGGAGATTAAAGATGAGCGACAAATTCTTGAATAACTGGCTCTACCCCCTGCTGTCGTTGCTGACTGTGGTGGCGTTTTTTACCAAAATTGGGGGCTTGACGTAAATGAAAACTGGAATTGCGATAGCTTTGATCCTTGGGGCTAGCCGCGTGATGGCTTGCGATTGTAGCCTACCCTCAGAATACGGCAACCCGGTGTGCGCCGCAACAATTACGGCGGCACTCAATGCGAAACCCGCGACTACGGCCACGAGCAGTTCATCCGCTGGCGCCGTGAGTGCGAGCAGCTCGAATAGCACAAGCAAAGCTACGGGCGGTAGCGCAAATGCGGTAGGCGTGGGCGGCACAAGCAACGTCAACATCGGCCCCTTGACCGCGACAGGCGGCAATCAGTCTCAGCAGCAAAAGCAGAGCCAGACCGCGGAAGGCGGCACGGGCGGTGCGGCTAGCGCGCAGGATACGGGTAATGTGCAGGGGGTTACACAGAACTATGAGTCATCGCGTATCCCTGTATCGACAGCGTATGCCCCCGCCCTTACGTCAGGCATCGATACTTGCCTGGGTTCTGAATCCGCTGGCGCGCAGACCGGTATATTTGGTATATCACTTGGGCATACGAAGCGCGATAAAAACTGCGAATTCATCAAAAAAGCGCACTTGGCCGATCAGATTAGTCCTCTGGCCGGCTGTCATTATCGTATTGCTAATGATAAAGGCTTGGCCCAGGCGTTAAAAGATTCGGGGCAGACGTGCGAATCCATATGGACGCAGCCCGCTCCGGCCCCGGTGCCTGTCGTAGTCATTCAAACCCCGCTGCCGGTTGCGGCCGTGATGCCCGAGCAATCGCCTGTGCTAGCCCCGCAGACGGTGATCAAACCCGTCATCAAGCACAAGAAGGCGGCGGGTAAGCCCGCGCCCGTGACCGCGTGCATACAGAAATGATCAACTTTAACCCCCATACGCGGGCGTATTTGCAACGCATCGCGCGGCGGCAGTACGAAGCGAACTTAGCGCAAGGCGGCACGGAGCATAACTCCTACGTGCTTGCGGTCATTGCGGTGCAGGAGGCGATCTACGATGTGGTCGTGCGGGAGTTCTCCTGGGCGACCCAAGTCGATACATCGCAAGCGCGGCAGATTGCGAATGAAGCCATTAAGGAGGCAGCATGAATACTACAGAGTTTATGGAGCGTTACGGCGGTAAGCTAAGCGTCGCTCGGAAGTTCTTGGAGGCCCGCGGCATCACGGAACCGAAGCCCATCGCCGAGGGGCCGCCCACGGACTTCCAGACCGTGGAAGCGCGGATCTTGGCTTGGCGAGAAAGAGCACTTGCAAACTGAATCGGATCGGCGTATTTTAAGAATATAGGGCGCATGCGCCTTAAAGGAGATCACTTGAAAAGATTGCTTATTTTAGCCTCTGCGGCCTTGTCTGTTGGCCTAGTTGCGTTCGGCGTGGCGTATCTGCTCGAGCGCACGGCGCGGCCTACCGAAGTGCAAATGGTGGGCTTTGTTGCCGTTCTTCAGTGCAACGCCCTTCGTGGCTTCGTAGCCGAGCAAAGCGATGGGGCGTATGTGGGCTTTAATATGTCCAAAGACGACGCCTTGGCGCTTATGAAGAAATTCCCGAACGCGAAGCTTATGCTCGTGCAGATCCCTTGTGCGCCGCCCGAGAAAGAGAGCGCGGAGCCGGATACGAAGCCCAGCGTCGAGCGCCCGACTATTCCTACCATTACTTGGAGCAAACGATGAGCGACGCATTACTGACCCGGATTGCCGAGACTTTGGAGGCGCTCCTTGCGCATGTGAAGTCGGACGTTCAAAAGGTAGAGGCCAAGGTGAGCGGTAAAAAGGCACCTAAAGCGGACTCAGCGCCAGCTGCCGCTGTTCCGGCGGCGCAGCCTTCAGCAGCTGCCCCCGCCGCTACGGCGCCAACACCTGCGGCGGTATCGCCTGGTGCCCCTGACCTTATGACCCAGACCGCTAACGCCGTTATTGATCTTGCCAACAATTACAGCCGCGACGCGGCCGTGGAGGAAATGGCGAAGTTCGGTGCTCAGAAGGTTAGCCAAGTCAAACCGGGCGATCTTGCGGCGCTTTTGAACAACGCCACGGTGCGGATCGCGGCGGAGAAGGCTAAGAAATCGAACGAGTCGCTGGTGTGAGGATCGAGGTCGCAGAGCCTCCGATGCTCGAAGAGATCCGCCGGGCGTTCCCTAACAGGCCGCCCGGCGTGATTTACGCCTTTGGGGATATTATTTACAACCCAGGCGGCCACTTCCTGCCGCCCGCGATCGTAGCGCACGAGGCAGAGCACGGCTATCGGCAGCATAACGGCTACGGGCCCGAGAAGTGGTGGCGTAAGTACATTGACGATGCGGCGTTTCGCTACCAAGAGGAGCTTAAAGCCCATGCAGCCGAGTACCGAGCACAAGCCGGCGGGGATAGGAACCGTAATGCGTGCTTGAAGATAGCGACCGTAGCGCGGCTCTTGGCGCCATTTTACGAGTACGGATCACAGCAGCCGACGATGCGCGAGGCGCTGAGGGATTTGACACGGGAGATCGGATGAGCGGCACCCACTCCCTGCTCGCGCCTTCCGACGCCGCCCGCTGGGCGCGGTGCGCGGGCGCCTTGCTTTTGTCCAAGGGACGGGACAAGAAGGCAAGCAAAGATGCCGCTAGCGGCACCTGCACGCACAGCATCGGCGAGAGCCTATTGAAAGGTTTGGGTGCGCCCAAGGTCGGGGACACGCACATAGTCGAAGGATTTACGTTCACAATTGACCAAGATAGGATTGACCGAGCGCTTGCATATGCTAACAACGTGCTGCGGGAGCCAGCTTCACACCGCTTCGTTGAGCACCGTCTGAATACGAGCCCCATCCTGGGGATAGAGGACCAAGCGGGGCACGCGGATTGTGTAGCTTTAGACCCGTTGGGCAGTGTTGTCATAGACGGAGTTGAGCATAAGGGCGTGATCTCGGTACATGACTTGAAAGACGGGGCCGGGCATATTGTCTGGGCTAAGAACCAATTGCAGGGGCTTATTTATGGATCTGCCGCTTTATACGAGTTCGACCTCCTATCGCCGTTCATGGCTGTTAGGTTCTGTATCCATCAGCCGCGACTCAATCACTACGACGAATGGACCTATAGCAGAGCGGAAATCGAGCATTTCATTTCGATTATTCGGCCTGCTGCTAAGCTCGCATACGATCTATACTACGGAAACGAATCGTTTGACCCCCGTTTCCACCTAAACGCGGGCGAAGAGCAGTGCATGTGGTGCCCCGTGCGGGGCTCGTGCCCGGCTAGGGCTAAGCGTATCGTTGATATGTTCCAAGTGCTGGCTGTCAAGCATGAGATCGACGATATAACGCTTGCGGATATCTATGTCAAGCTAGATGAACTTGAGAGCGCGATTCATGATTTTCGCAAGGAAGCCTACGACCGCGCGCTGCAGGGGCGCGCTATCCAAGGATTCAAGCTTGTACAGGGTAATCGTGGGCGCCGATTCTGGAAGGATGCCAAGAAGGCGGAAGAGGTGCTAGGGTTGACGGTGCCGGACGATAAGCTCTACGAGCCGCGGGCGCTCGTAAGCCCCACGGAGATTGAGCGCGTCATCGGTAAGAAAGCCTACAAGAGCATGGATGCTCTCAAAGAACTGGTAGGTCAGGCCGATGGCGCGCCGACGCTGGTACCTGAGAATGATAAGCGTGATCCGATCAAACTGACACAATTCGAGGTTTTGAATGAGACTGCCCTTTAAGGTAGCTATGGCGCTTTATGCGCTCGCGCTTTTGCTCGTACTCTGTGCCGCTATCGGCGGCTTGCACTCAGAATCCAAGGGGCTGCCACATAGGCCCAAGAATCAAAGCTTTGATCAGGAGAACTTGAAGCGGCAAGAGCGAGACGATTGCCCCGCGTATTATGACGCGCCCAACGGTAACTTAAGGTTTTGCGGATGAGGGTCGCACCGGGTAATCCGTTGCGTGTTTGAGCTGTAGACTGTAACTTTAAGGATTAATAATGACTGAAATCAATCAACCTTTGACTTTGATGATACAAGATGTGCGCCTTGCGTTCGTGTCGCTGATTCGGCCTTACGTCGGCAAAGACGCAAAGATCGACCCCGCGACCGGCAAGCCGATTGGCAAGTATCGCGCCGACCTCATCCTTGCACCCACTCACCCACAGCTAGCTCGCATCAAGGAGCTTATGCGTGCTGCGGCCGTGAAGAAGTGGAAGAGTGACGCCGAGCAGGTACTTACTCAAATCGCCGCGCAAGATAAGCTCGCTTTGCACCGGGGCGATATCACCCGAGCGGGGAAGCCGGAGTTCGCTGGTATGCTCTACATTTCGGCGAGCAATTCCGTGCAGCCTAATGTCGTGGTCACAGATGCCGGAATCAACCTGTCAACCCAGGACGGCTCCTTGACGCCCGGACATCCTTCGTACCCCTACGCCGGCTGTCGCGCTAACGTGATTGTCGATTTCTGGGCGTATGATCATCTGACAGGAGGCAAGGGAATTTCAAGCACGCTCTTGGGCGTGCAATTCCTGCGTCACGACGCACACTTGGCCGGGTCCCCCGTGGCAAGCACTAGCGAGTTCTCGCTAGTTAGCGGCGAGGCTGATGGCGCGGCCCCGGCCGCGGTGGGCGCCTCTGGCGGCAGTGGTCTGATCTGACCCAACGGGGGCCGTCAAAAGGCCCCCGTCCTTTTAAGGAGGGCACATTGAAAGGCCCCCGTCCTTTTAAGGAGGACACATGACGGAGAAGAACCTACGAACCGCGGCCCTTCGCGGCGGACGCAAGGCGTTTCGCGGTTACGGCGAGGAGCGCGCGATAAGCAAGCGGGCACGGCAGCATATGCTCAAAGTGTTTATGGACAAGGGCGTGTTTTTGTTCGCCGATGCGCTGCGGCGGTTGATACGGAATCCGCGGATCGATGCGGAGGGGAAGCGGGTTAGGTTTGAGAAGCTGTTGGATAAGTACGTGAAGGCTGTTGCGCCGCGTGACTAAGTATTGCATGTGCGACACGGAAACGCGCAGTGCTGTAGATATTAGCGCCGGCACGGATCTATATTCGCGCGCCTGCGAAGTGCGAATAGTCACATACGCATTCTCTAAATGCATTGATGGGGTATGGCACGATGAGCCGGTGCAGCTTTGGGAGCCATGGCAAGATCCGGCAACCCCCGCGGATTTTGCCGTGGCCGTCGCCAATCCTGACGTTATTTTCGTCGCACACTCAGCTGTCTTTGACCGTCTAGCGCTGCAACGAAGCCTTAAGATTCACATCCCGCTCTCACGCTGGCGCTGTACACGGTCCCAAGCCTACACAGCCGGCCTACCGGGCTCGCTCGAGCTACTGGGGATCGTGTCGGGGCTTGAGGAAGCGGACCAGAAGCGCGCAGAAGATAAGCACCTAATTGATTTATTCTGTAGCCCTAACGGGAATGGCGTGTACGTAGAGCCTTGGCAGACCCCAGAGAAGTGGGCGGCCTTCACGCGCTATGCGATGCAGGATACGCACACGCTTCGAGAAATCTACAAGCGCCTCCCGCAGTGCAACTACCAAGGGCTTAACCTTCGCGCGTATCACTTGGACCAGATCATAAATGAGCGGGGCTTCGGTTTCGACGCTCGATTAGCCGCCGCGGCCGTAGAGTTCCTAAAGCTCGCAAAGACCGAAAGCGACGCCAACATGAGCGCGCTATCGGCCGGCGAGGTGCACGCGGCGACCCAGCGGAACCGTCTGCTGCACTACTTGCGCGAGAAACATGGCTTAGAGATTGAGAACCTGCGCGCTAGCGAGGTGCGCGAGTGGCTAGAGCATGATGACTTAAACCCCATAGCGCGCCTATTATTGGAGCAACGTCTTGAAGCATCTAAATCGTCTGGCTCAAAGTATACACGCGGGCTTAAAGTGTTGGGCCCAGGCAACCGACAGCGACATACTATCCAGTTCAACGGAGCCGGTCGCACTGGTAGAGATTCTGGACGAGGATTCCAACCTCAAAATCTCGCTAGACCTGTGCTCAACGTGCGTCGCGAGGATGGGCGGATCGAGCTCTCACCAGTCAAAGCAGACTACATTGATTCTGTCATTATACCCGGAATATACAGTCATGCTGCCCTTTGCAATCCACTCGTTTACGGTGGGCCTAACGAAGCGTGCGCGCTTGCTCTACGACACGTCATTACAGCGGCCCCCGGCAATGAGCTTGTGGTTGCGGATTGGAAGAACATTGAAAGCCGCGTTCTTGCGTGGCTTGCGGGGGAGGAATGGAAGTTAGAGGCTTATAGAGCTAATGATAGGGGTACAGGATACGATCTCTACAAACTCCTTTTCTCGCAATTCTTTGGAACCGCTATTGCTGATGTAAACGATACAGAGCGTCAGTCCGGGAAGGCCGCAGAACTCGGTTTCGGTTTTGGCGGGGGCTGCGGCGCGCTTGTTGCTACGGCCGCGCTCTACCAAATGGATTTAACCCCTCTCGCTGACATCGTGCTACCGCGTGCCACAGAAGCCCAAAAGAAGAAGGCGTATCAAATGTGGCGAAGGGCTTTCATCTCAGGCAATGACTTCGGCCTAGAACCGAAAGTCTACCAAGCGTGCGATGTCCTCAAACAAACGTACCGCGAATCCAACGGCAAAATAAACCAGCTCAGGCATGACATTGACGCCGCGGTACGTAACTCTATCGAAGCACCGAACCAAATAGCGTATTCTGTTGGCCGCTGCAAGGTGTGGTGCACGGGCAAGTGGCTCATAATCGAGTTACCTAGCGGCCGGCGGCTTATGTACGCATCACCTCGGATAGAAGTTACGCATGAGCCGGATGAGGACATCACGGTCAAGAAGATCCATAAGCGCGAGACTGTTACCTATATCACCGCGCGCGGCAAGAACTGGCGGCGCGAGAAGGCGTGGAGCGGCCTGTGGCTTGAGAACATAGTTCAAGCGACCGCACATGACGTGCTACGTTGGGCAAAGGACCGAGTGCACATGGATACGCTTCTGGTGCCTGAAGTGCTTCGGTATCTACAGACTCTACCGGAGAACGAACGTACAGCGATAAGTCTCTGCGTTCATGATGAGATCGTGCTTGATCTGCCGATTGGCAGCTATTCGCCGGAGCGCTTGAAGAAAATAATGACGGCTCCGTTTCCGTGGTCCGATGGTCTACCGCTGGCGGCGGATGCGTGGAATTTCCCAAGGTATGGTAAGCGGGAGGGTAAATGAGTGTACAGAATCTAACGAAACAGGATATTAACATCTTTGACGACAGTCAAACTACGGCATTGGGGCGGACGCGCGACATTACGCCCCGCAACGGCGCCGAGCTGCACTGGCCCAACTTGGCACTCGCCGATGAATATCCCGTCACCGACCGTGACGGCCGGATTCTGCGCCACGAGAGCGTCAAGGGAAACGAGGATCTTATATGAGCCATAACTATGATCATGCTGCGTTCCCTATATTACATGTGGGGATGTACGCCTACGGGCTTTCAAAACGCGAATACTTCGCGTGTCGCTTTATCGCACCGCAGATCAACATAGGTTATACGCCTAAAGAGGCGGCCGCTCGTGCGGTAGCGTTCGCGGACGCGCTTTTGGCTGAACTAAGTAAGGGGGCTAATACGTGAGTTCCTATGAGCCCGTCTGGCCCAAGACTTTCGTTGTTAAAGCCGAATCCGATACTTCGCCACAGCATATTTTCGGCGGCAAGCTCGAGGATGTATGGGTCGCCTCCTTCGCTGATCGCTCGGAAGCCGAAGCGTGGATGCAGGGGTGCGCGCAGTTCGGGCAAGAGGTGATAGGAATCAAGGATAGTCAATATGGCGCAGCGGGAAAACAAAGTGGAACGCTTTCTCCAGAAGCGGGTGGAGGCGGTGGGGGGAGCGTGTGCGAAGTTCCGGGGTACAGTGAGGGGGGAGCCGGATCGGCTACTCAGCTTTCCTTCCCGCTATCAGTGCCTGGTGGAGACGAAGTGGGCTGAAGATGTTGAGCCTGAGCCGCACCAGTTGCGCCGACATGACTGGTGGCGCAAGCGCGGCATGGACGTGTACGTGGTGCGGAGCTTGGAAGAGGTAACTTTGTTTATGATCAAGATGCGGGTTAAATACGAACGTGACTGAGCATTTCACACCGCACCCGTACCAGCGCCTCGGAACTAAGTTCCTGATAGACCATAAGCGTTGCATGTTGGTCGCGGACCCCGGCTTGGGCAAGACATCTATGGTGTTTTCTGCTTTGGATCTTTTGATGCTCGCTGGTTCCAACTATTTCCCCGCCCTGGTGCTCGCGCCCAAGCGTGTGGCAGATGTAGTGTGGACCGGCGAGCAAGAGAAATGGGAAGAATTCAAGCATATTCAAGTGGTGAAGATCCTAGGCAATCAGCGAGAGCGCCTTCAGGCGCTGGAGAAGCCCGCGGGTGTTTATGTCATAAACTACGAGAACGTGCAGTGGCTCGTGAATCAATTTGGTAATCGGCCATGGCCCTTCAAGACCGTAATAGCTGATGAGTGCTCCAAGCTCAAGTCCTTCCGCCTCAACAAAGGCGGCGTGCGCGCAGGCGCGCTTGCCAAGATAGCGAAGCACACTGAGCGCTGGTGGAACCTCACGGGCACACCGACACCGAACGGCCTGCAGGATCTTTGGGGCCAGATGTGGTTTATAGATTACGGAGAACGCCTTGGCCGCACGTACACGCACTTCATGCAGCAGAACTTCATCGAAAATGAGTACACGCACAAGATCACGATGCAGTACGGCGCCGAGAAGCGTATCCACGAGGCGGTATCTGATCGCATGGTTGCTTTCAGGGTTGAGGACTGGCTAGATGTTTTGTGCCCTCAAGTGATCCCAATTGCGTTTAAGATGCCCTTGAAAGCACGAGAGCAATACGACGCGATGGAGAAGGACTACTTTCTGTCGCTGAATGATAAGGACATAGAGGCAGGCACCGCCGCCGCGAAGAGTTTCAAGCTGCTGCAAATGTGCTCGGGGAGCGTATATGACGATACTGGAACCGCGCATCACGTACACGATGCGAAAGTTGAGGCCCTTGCTGACATTATCGAGCAGACGGGGGATGAACCGCTCATTGTCACTTACTGGTGGCGCTTTGATAAAGAGCGAATTATTCAAGCGTTTCCAGGAGCCGTCGCGTATAACGGTAGCCGTGAACAGGAAGACTTCAACGCCGGTAGGATCAAACTTCTCCTTCTACACGAACAGTCGGCTTATGGGATATCACTACACCGGGGAGGGAGAGATATTGTTTTTTATAGTTACGTGTGGAACGCGGAGCTACGTCAGCAGATGATCGAGCGCTGCGGCCCCGCGCGTCAAGCGCAGGCCGGCTATAAACGAGTGGTCAGGATCTGGGATATCAGCGCAGCGGGGACTATAGAGAGCGATGTAATTGCGAGCAATGAAGGGAAGATATCAGTTGAAGCTGCATTAAAGCGGGCGCGTGCCCGAAGGATGAATGATGGCACAGCCTAGGGTACTAACTTTAGATATCGAAAGCACGCCGCTGCGATCGTATCACTGGGGCCTTTGGGATCAACAGATAGGGCTTGATATGATCGAGACAGAATGGTCAATCCTATCCTATGCCGCGAAATGGTTGGGCAAACGGGGGGTGATATACGCGGATACATCCGGTCGCGGCGTCAAGTATGTGCGCGACGATAAGAAATTGTGTGCACAGTTATGGAAATTACTGGACGAAACCGATATAGTGGTTGCACAAAACGGTGTGTCGTTTGATATCAAAAAAATCAACGCCAGACTCATAGAGCACGGTTTTGGTCCCTATTCCCCGATTCGCGTTATCGATACCTTGAGCGCGGCTCGCAAGTATTTCAAGTTCACGTCCAACAAGCTCGAGTGGCAGTCAAAGCATCTAACCAACACGCCGAAATCTAGGCACAAGCGCTTTCCGGGGATCGAGTTATGGCTCGAGTGCATGAAAGACAACCCCGCGGCCTGGGCGGAACTCAAGAAGTATAACATACAGGATGTCCGAGCGACGGAGAAACTCTATCTCAAGCAG